GGGTTCGACCCCCGCCGCCGGCACCAAAACACAGAACTGCTTATCAAGCTGATGAGCGGTTTTTTCTTGCTCTGATGGGCATTTTTAGACTTTTGAATCAAGAGCTCCAGTTTCTGTTTTGAGCCCACAAAACACAGATTTCAACTCAAATCTGTCATGAATCTGTCATGACAGAGCAAGCAGGAAAGCCGAGGTTATCCCTCAGCTTTCCGTTATCCCTGATAAGCTTCAATCGCGTCGTTGATGATCTCCACGAACGTCATTCCGTTCTCCGCCCGGACACCTTCGAGCTTCTTCCGGTTCTCCGGCGTCAGCGTGACGGTGATCCGCGGCACTTCGTCCGGCAGCCCGAAAGCGGCTTCATACTCGTCGCCGCTCAGATGCTCTTCCGCCCATTCCTCGGCGGCCTTGCGGGAAATGACGTTGATCTGCTCTCCGCTCTTCCAGTGCCCGTCGCCGTCCGTGATCGAGTAGTGGCTGGCGGGTCCACCCTCGCCGTGGATAAAATATCGTCCCGACTTCGTTCGGTACAGCGTTTCTGACCACCAGTGTAGGTGGTCGATGATGTCGTGATCACACGATCCAATCTTTGTCGCCGTCTCCGTATCGCAGACGGCACCTTTGATGACTTTTTTCATTTCGACTCCTTTCTTCTCCTCTCAGCAGGCGACACCCATGGCAGCGGTCACCGCGTCGATGACCAGATCGGCGACCTCGCCGAGGTCTGCGCCGGTGGCATGGCGGAAGCTCGGAGCGACCTCACCGAAGTCGTCTGCGCTGTTGCTCCCGAAGGAAAATCCCCAGGAGCGACCGTCGAGCAGTTCGACGGTGACGTGAGCGTCGCGACCGAAGTCGCCGCAATTGTGGTCGAAGTAGTCGACCACCGCGATCGACCCGTCAGAGAGCTCGACCAGTGCGCCGCCCTCCGGCTGCGAGTAACCGCCGCCGTTGTTAGCGAGCTCGGGGTTTGCGAAGGAGTTGGACTCCCAACCCCAGAAACTTAAAATTTTCATGATTCTATCTCCTTCTCCCCGTCGAGCCGGTAGGACAGCGTTTTTTATCCCCGGATGTATCCATTCGCGATTTCGCGGTTCAAGGTCTTAGCGGCTTCGGCGAAAATCTGTGTCTGTGCCTCCTGCACTTCGACGAGAATTCCGTTCCAGTCGCGCGACTTGATTTCGACCGACGCGTCATGCGACGAGAGGACCCGGAAGTCGGCGGTCAGGTGATCAACCGGAGTTCCGAGCGCGTCCTTTGTCCAGCGATGAAGCGCGCAGAACGGCGACAGTCTAAGTAGTGCGTCCTCGCTTCTGACAAGGTTTTCAATTTCTCTTTTCATGTTTTCTCTCTTTCTCGCCGTATAGCCGATGCGTCAGCTTTTGCTTTTTGTCAGCACCTAAGCAAGTTGACGTTATCATACGGCTTGACATGATGATGCAGCCAGCCGATGAACTCGCCGAGGAGCCAGTTCCTCTCGGATTCGGTGATTTTACCATCGCAGAAATAATCGTTCAGCGTCATTTCGACGTCCATAATAGTGCCGCTGAAGACTAGGCCGCCAAAGTCCTTGTCGAGCTCCGAGTGCCGCTTAACCAGATCGTTAAACATCAAGCGAACGACTTTCTGACGTATATAGTGATTGTCTTTCATGGCGTTTCTCCTTTTCTCTCCGTCTTTCCGGAGCGTCTGCTTAATGGGATGCCGCCGATACGCTCGACGGCTCAGGAGCGGGTTTAGTCGTGGTAGGACACTCTTTCGACGATCCTGACACCCTCGATCGGTGTGTGGAGCGCGTAATCCATGACGCAATTCCGATCTGTATTGTAGGTGAGAAGGATGTTGTCACCGCCGTTCTCCGTGACGAGCAGCGGGTCGCCGTTCTCGTTTTCGCCGAGGCGGAAGCCGTCCGGAACCGTGATGATCATTGCGAGTTCTTCCTCGCAGGAGTGATCGAAGTGTTCTTTGTCGAACTTTCTGACGCTGCACGGTGCGAACCTGCTGCCGTCCATGAAATTGTACCATGTGTAAATCTTTGCTGTTGTCATTGTTTTTCTCCTTCTGCGGTTTTGGGGTTATCCGCTTCCCTTTGATGTATATATTATACCACACCTTTGATGTTTTGTCAAGGGGTTTTCGAGAAAACATCAAATAATAATTGTAAATAATCCGTGAACATAAAAGAAAAAGGAGCATTTCTGCTCCTTCCCCGATCTCATAATGAAATCCTCAATATTTCAACCCACACCATCCTCGCGGATGGAGACACGCTCAGGATTTCTCCTTCGCAAAATCATTATATCACAGTTTCCCGGATTTGTCAAGGGTTTTTATAAAAAATCACGAATGAAATTTCATGACCTTATCCAGCACGTCCCGATACCACCCGCGATAATGCTCCATCAGCACATCCGCGACCGGATCGAGCTGCCCGCCGTGCATAGACATGGCGCGCTCATACCACTCCTTGACCTTCCCGAGTCGGTACTTCGCGTCCTCGACAAACATCGCCGCGAGCTCAGGCTTCCCGGCTTCCTTTGCGTCGACAGCGTACTCGTAAGCCATGTCGGCATCCTTGATGCCGTCGGTGGTCATCCACACGATGCCCTTCATGATCTCGTCTTTCATTTTCATCCTCCGATTATATAGTTGTAGAGCCTGTCGATATCGCCCGAGTTCACCGTCAGCGCGCCCATCAGCGGGATGTCAAAGGTTATCGCCCCGCGCTGAGCCTGTTTCGAAAACTCGCGGTAAATCGCGTCAATGTCGATCTGATCCTGCTCGTCGATCAGCCCCATCGCCGCGACGACAGGATTGGTTTTAAGCTGATTAAAAATCTCGGTCGACCGCGAGAGCATCCGCGACGCGCCCGCGCCGAGAACCCATTTCCGCCAGTCTGGGATTTTCGACAGTATTTCGGTTTCGAGATACTTCTCGACACCCGCCTGCACCTGCGCCATAGTCACCATACGCACACCTCACTTTTCAAAGACGGGGGCGGCGATTGCCGCCCCTTGAAGCTTATCGGTTGCAGTCGCAGCCGCAGCCGCACTTCGGAATCGGATTGTAGGTCGGCTGCGCGGTGGTCGCCGTGCCGGTCGTGACATCCGCGACCTGCTTCGGATAGAACGTCGCGTTCGCATAGGTGACGATCGAGTTGTCGCCGCAGCAGCGTTTCTCAGCCTCGTTGCGGATTGCCGAGTAGAGCTCGTTCTTGACGCAGACGAGATCATTGTGCGCTGCCTCAAAGCTGTCAGCGACGCGCTGATTAGTGACCGCCTGAGCCGCGACGGCGGATTCGAGCGTGCCGACCTTGCCGTCGAAGTACTTGTAAATCTCAAGCATTTTCTGATCGGTGTAGGTGTTCGCGTCGCGGAGCTTTACCTCGGTCTCCAGCTCAGCAATTCTCGCCGCCTGAGCCGCCTCGTAGCGGTCGACCTTATGGTCCTCGTTGCACGTGCAGCCGCTATCAGCCGATGCTCGTCCGGCGAGTGCCGACAACGCCATGATCGCCGCCGTATCGGTCGCTGTCTGACGCTGAGTGTTCCAGCCACCGAGCCCGCCGAGGATATTTCCGAGACCGCCGTTCAGGAGTCCCAGACCGACGCCCGCCGTGCCGATGATTCCGGTCGTAAGAGCGGCATTCGCCTTGCCGTTGCTTGCAAATTCTGCCATGGATTTCACCATCCTGTATATATACTCGGAGTTCCCTCCGGCGTATATATTATAGCACGATTTTTGTGCAAAGTGAACGAATAAAAACCGCCGATTTCGCGACGGTTTCGTGACATTTATATATGCGCTTTGATTTTCTGCTCGCAGGCCTTGACGATGCGCTGTGTCTGCCGGACGGAAAGCTCGAATTCCTCCGCGAGGGGTTCGAACTTGATCCCATCGAGCCAGCGTCTTTTAAAAATATCTCGCCATTTCCGATCATGGATGCACTCATCGATGATTCGCGTCCACTCGGATCGCGTGAGGTCAGCCACGTCGTCAGCTCTCATTTCACGCCTCGCTTTCGGCGCCCGAGTCGGAATCTTTCTTGAACTGGTTAAACAGCTCCCAGCAGGTACTGTCGATCAGCGCCTGCATAGTGTCGGCGTCGAAGGTCACACCGCGCTTTTCGAGAAAGTCCTTCGCGTACTGATACTTCGCTTTCTTGTCGATCAGCCCGGAACGCTCAGCCTCCTCAGCCGCCTGGACGGCGAGTTCTACCCAGCGGATGATTTTCTTCTGGTCACTCTCCGCGACCTTGGTCGAAATCAGCTCCTTCAGCTTCGGGACGAGGAAAATCGTTATCAGCGTGAATATCAGCTTCACAACCAGCTCCAGAATCGGCGTTATATCCATTTTGTCCATTTTGAATAAATCCTTTCTTGTCTATCTCTTTGTTTTCGGTAATTTTAATAATCGAACCGAGCGCGAGCTCGACCGCCCCGACGATCCCGCCGACCGAAAAAGCGGCGGTGAGGTCAGTCCCGGTGACGGCTTGCAGGACGGCGATAAAAGGCAGATAAACCGCGAGGTAAATCAGCACCGCGAGTATCAGCCGTTTCAAGTACCTCATACTTCAACCCACGAAACAATCTCTTTGAGCAGCACCGCGCCGGGCTTCACCTGCCAGACCGTGTAGGTCTTGCCCCAGTACGCCGACGGCACGGGCTTGCCGTTCGTGTATCGGTCGCCGGGCTGGATCGTGTACTTGTCGCCGGGCGCGTACTCCTTCACAGGCTGATCAAAGTATCCGACGTCGAGGTCGACCTTCGTCTTCACGCCCGGACAGTTCCCCGCGCCGTGCTGCCAGATTTTCAGCCGGGGAACGCTCAGCGGATTTTTCACACCCCAGTGCGCAAGCCAGATGTCGATGTCGTCAAAGGCGTGCTGTTCGAAACGGTAGGTCAAAAAGTCGGGATTTGTGTAAAGCATCGGCACAAAGCCGCGGAGCTTTATCCGGTCAAGCGCGATCCGGACGATCGCCGTAAGCTCAGTCCTGCCGAGTCCCTTAATGTACTTGCTCTCCACGTCGAGAGCCGCCCAGAGCGAAAAGCAGTCCGAGAACGGCTCGATGACCTTGCAGAAATAGTCGATTTCCTCGTAAGCTTTCGTCCTCGTGGTCGCTGTGAAATAGTGGTACACGCCGCGCGGGACAGGGCAGGCAGTGACGTTCTGCTTAAACTTCGAGTCGGTGAACTTCGACAAAAGCCGCGTCGCCGCGCCCTCGCCGCGTCCCTGCGTCGCCTTGATCATCGCAAAGTCGAGACTTTTCCCGGCGGTCTGCCAGTCGATGACGCCTTGCAGCGTCGACACGTCGATGCCTTTCATTTCGCCTCTTCCTCCTCCCCGAGCAGGATAGCCCGGATAATCGCGGCGTCCTTCTCGACCTTCCCGACCCGCTCTTCAATTGTGGGAGTCGGCGCGGGAGCTTCGGTTTGCATTTTTTCAAGTGCCGCGATTTCCTCGGGAGTCATGTCACGGTAGATACCGTTTTCGCAAATTTTCATACAATCACCGTCCCCATACCATAAGCGTTGTTCCCACGCCGAATACGACATTCCAGATTACCAGTGATATCTTGCTGATCTTCTGGATATCGCCACCGGAATAAAAATCATCAAATTTTGTGGTAACGTCTGCAACGCCTGATTGCACATTGCCATCAATACTCCATTTTCCGACCGCAACTAAGGATCGAGTTTGGCTATCCCGATGCAGCTTGACAGTGTTTGCGTCCACTATACAATGGACTAAGTTGTAGTTATACACTTGTCCATCCGAATTCATCGATGTTCCATTCATCGAAATACCCAACTTATTGTTTTTTGCAATTGGTGACCATATGCCCGGATTAACATATAGGTACGGGCTTTCCGATGCAGAGGAATTTCCCGTTGCACCGAAGGGATAGTATGAGACATATATTTCACCACATTCTTTGGTCAGACCAATGCTGATCACCGATGCGGTCTCCGTAAGCGTCACGCTGCCGACAAGGGCGAAGTCTTCTGCGGCAGTCCCGCCCGCCGCCTCCTCAATCAAGCATAAATCGTTCTCCCCGATCTTGCCAGCCGCAACCAGAGCGTCATAAGTATCCTTGCTGTCGATTTTGTTTATTGCCCATCCGGGCAGTTTTGTTTCTGTCATTATATCACCCCGTTATTGTAGTAATATTGGCATTGTTCATCACTCAGTGCTTCCGAGTAAACCTGTGCCGACCAGACGATGCTTCCTGCGTGCATATAACGATTTATATTGCCATTATTGTAATACGCACCAAAGATCAGCGTGTGATTGACCACACCTGTTGCGACGTTATTTGTAAAATTATATCCAGTAGGATTTTTTATAGAAAATAGCATATATGTGTTTCCGTCATACCGCACCACATATCTGCGACGCTCAGTTGTAGTACTTTCAATGAAAATCGAATTCCGTGTAGCGAGTCTTATTGTATTATTCATGTCAATCGCCCACACGGGGTACGGAGACGATTCAGCCATCCAGTCAACAAGATTCTGAACAGAGATATTATCACCAAACTGCGCGTCTATACACACTGTGTACCCATCATATTGTGATAGGTCGATTCCGCTATCAATATAAGTCGCACCATCCAGTTCTGTTTTGTTTAAGCTGTACACCAAATTACTCGGCTTCGCCGGATTCTCAATTCTCACCCCATACCTTTTTCCGTCCATAAACACCGCCGAAATCGGAGTTTCACCGACATAAATTTTACTCATATCAAATCCCCCAGATCTGCCGCAGTCCACGTCTTCAGAATGGGAAGGGAATCGTAGACGGCTTTTGCGCTCGCCGCCTGTGCATCCGTTGATTCCGCCGAAGGATTCACGATCTCGACCGTCGCGTCCGAGCCGGGATCGCCTTTGTCACCTTTGTCGCCTTTCAGCTCGTCGACCGCGATCAGCTTCTCCCACGTCACACCGTCGCCGGAGTACTCGATATACCCCTCAGCGACGCGCATATATACCGACGCAGTACCTTTCGTCGCCGCCTCGTTTATCGCCGCGACGAGATTCTCCTTCGCCGCGGTCGTAAGCTTCGCAAGGTCGCCGATTTTCTCGTCGAGCGTTTTGTAACTCAGCACCTCGGTCTCGGTGTAGATATAATCGTCCGGCTTCTCCCGCGCCATGACCGGGAGCGCAGCCGCGAAGACAGTCCGGTCGGCAGGGTAGACATAGACATTTATGACCCCCGCCATTGTCAGCAGGATGTTCGGGACAGCCGCCTCGCCGCCCGTCAGCTCGACGACATACGCGCCGTGGTCGTCGCCCGGCGACGCGAAGTGTACCTCCGCGCCGCCCTCAAGGCCGGTGACAATGACCTTCCGGTCTTTGTCCCACTGCGTAAGCCGTCCCTCTTTGTCAGGTACGATTTTGATCATTGTCTCTCGCCTCCGTCGGCAGTGCCATCACTTCGTTGTACAGCCCGGTCGCGACGTCGTTTCCGTGTAGCTCGTGGTATGCGTGATAGGCGCGCTTCAGTGCCTCCTTCGCGTAGATCGGGCAGTAGTTCTTGTCCAGAACGTACTTATCATGATTCCGGATGACCTCGGCGCGGAGCAGGCACTGTACACCTTCCATCATCGCGTCGTTCCGTCGTCTCAGTGTCTTGATATAAGCAATCAGCCCGGTAATCACACCGCCGCAGACGAACGGAATCGCCCATGATATGATTTTCTCAGCTATCACTTTTGACCACCTTCCAGTTAGAGGGATACTGCTCTGGCGTGTAAACGTTGTTGTTGGCAGCAGACTCATACAGCACGCCATTCCACCAGCCTTTCTCGCCGTTTGAGAACGCCCCTGTGACTGTTATGACCGCAGGGATTATCCGGTAGCCGTCCTTATATGCCAGCTCCTCCCACAATGTGGGGGCGTGATCGGGATCGTTCAACTCGGTGTCCCACAGATCACTTCCGTTTTTCTTCACGACGCCCTTCCAATAGATTTTCGTCCCGGCTCTCACCAGCGAGCCATCCCGTTTCAGACGCGGGCAGGCGGTTGGGGCTTTCGATACCGTCTGATCATCGGCGGTCTTGGTCATCTCCTCGATGACTGCGCGGAATTTTCTTGCGGCTTCGATAAGCTTTTCGTCCATGTTATTCAACTCCTAGCAGTGTTTTGTTGACGGCTTCGATCGTCGCGAGCTGCGTCTCAAGCTCCGCGACCTTTGCGGACAGCGCGGTCAGGTCTCCGGACGGCTCCTGCGGCGCGGTAAGCATCGCGATGTAAGCCTCGCAAGCCTCCGTGTCGGTCTTGCCGTCCGCATTAGCCCGCGCACAGATCTCCGAGATCGGCAGGATATCGTAGATCGAGCCGTCGTCGCGGAGGATCAGATAGCTGTTTTCCGTGCCGTACAGCGGATTGTTTATCATCGCCTGTTCGGCGGTGATGTTGTAGATGGGGGACACTTTGTCCCACAGCTGATAAGTCATATTTCACCTCATTTGTCGAGCGACATATAGCCGATCGTGAAGCTTTGAGCGTACGTCGTCGAAAACGACAGTCCGGTCGCGGTGACGTCCATATCGAGTATCAGGTAAATGCCCGATACGCCGACCACTACCTCGTCCGAGTTGGACGATCCGCTGGTACTTGTCGCTCGGTACGTGCCGCTAAAAAGGCCATTGTCGACAATGCCCGACGCGTGATACTGTTTGCTTATCGATATCCACAAATAGTATCTTTTGCAGGGAATCGTCACGCTAAGATTATACGTCGATCCCGACGACGACCAGCTCGCCGATGTGATCGGGATCGTTATCACGCCATCAAACGCCGACTCGATCGGAGCCGATACCGCCTCGGAAATTCTCCCGAGGTATTTCCAGTCATAACCGCCTGATGTTCCGGATTTCGGGTAGGTATCGCCGGAGTCCGACGAGATCGGTTCCCACGAGCCGTACGTTGTCTGCTTGGCAGCGTTTACCCGCATCGGGCAGTAGGCATCGTCGGCCGTGAATTCATATCCGTATTCAGTCCATGCGTCACCGTTGCTGCTTTCCCAGCTGTGCGAGTTCATCCCCTCGGTGTTGGGGATGTAAAAAATATTATTGCCCTCATTCAAAAAGCCTTGAACGTATTTCCCTTGGAATCGGCCATAAACCGACGAGCTTGACACGTTGGTGCTTTCCTCGAACGCGTACGATGACGGATTAACCAGCGAGATCGCGCCAGTCGATTGATTGATCGAGATGCTCGACGAGTACTTAAGCGTCGCGTATTCATCATCCCAGCTCGACGCGCCGTCCGTTTTTGTGCTCCGCTTGGCGCACAGATAATAATATGTCTTGCTATCGCTACTGCCGACGTGGTAGATCGCCGTGCCGACCGCCTTTTGTCTCACCTCAGCATAGCTTCCTGACGTCGGTCGACGCCGCCACCAGTATAGCGTGTACGGCACAAGATCCGTGTCTATCCTCTCAATCGCGTCCGCCATCGGCTGTAACAGTGCCTTGTCAATCGGCGTCCCGGCCTCGGTCACCTCAGTCGGATCGGGCGTCAGCTTCTTCTTTCCGCCGGAGTCGGCAATCTGGTAAAGATCGTCCCCGACCGCGATCCGGTCTTTTATGTCGGGGGCTTGGTAAACTGCCATTAAATCATCCCTTTCGTGGTAATATTGTCTGTCCAGCGGCAAAAGTGCCGCAGTATTTCTGACTGTACGTCATCCAGCTGAGAAGCTCATCGAGGTCGGCGAGAATCTTCTCGATGTTGTTCGCGCCGACAAAATCGAGCTTCGCGTTCGCCGCGGGCAGCTCCGGCGTTGAGGCGCGGACGGCGATCGCATCGCGGAGGGTCTGGACATTCGCGAGGTAAACGGCGTACTTCGACCGCTTGAGCCTGTCCGTTTCGGAAAAGCTCTGTGAGGTCGTCTCAACCGTGTATCCGGCAGCGTTCAATGCCGACGCGAGCATGGAAACCGCGTTTGCGACACGGTTAAGCGTCACGTTTGTCAGCGTCCCGCGTTCGAGCTGCGTGATTTCCGCCTCGGTCAGCCCCGACCAGTCGCGAAGCGCCTGATACTTCGCCCGGATGCTCCCGGCTGTATTCACATCGGTCTGCGCACGGTCGTATATAAGATTCAGACTCACCGTATCTTCACCTCCGCCGCCTTCGCCGCTCCTGAAACATTAAATTTCATGCTCACAAGCCGCCCGGTCACATTGTCCATGTAATCATACTCCTGTGTCACCTTCTCGCCGACGCGGAGGTCTCCGGAAAGTATCTTTTCGCTGATCTCCCGCCGCGCGGAGTAGTAATTGTACGCCGCTGCCGCCAGCGCGTCGGCGTTCGTCCGGTTCACTAGCGTGAAGTCCTTCAGCTCCGCGACATTTTCCTTGTCTCCCGCGAGAACAAGCGGATTCCGCTTTGTGACGACACTCTGTGTCTTGTCGTATTTCTTCCCGGTCAGAACGCAGTTCGCGCTCGCGTTTATCACAGCCTTGTTCGCGTTTGATGAGACGATTGTGCCGTTCGTTATCGAGAGCGTGTGAAGCGGCTCGGAGAACTCGACTGTTATCCCATTTCCCGTTCCCGAGTCGGCGGCTTTGTACGCCGTCATGCTCTCTGTCCCCTCCGCGTAGGAATAAGCCGTGAGCCGTAGCTCAGTCAGCTTGTCGCGGAAGGTAGTCGTCTGCCCGGTGAAGGTGTTTGTCTCATTGAGCGTCCCGGAGACCTCATCCGGCAGCGTGTAAATTTTAATTTTGCTGGAATAGCTCGTGTCGACCACCGCGCCGAGCGCGAAGGCGACCTGATTCAGAGCCTCACGGCAGGAGCATATCGGAATGTACCCGGTGACCGTCGCGGTCTGAAGCACGGTCGCGAGCTCGTATTCAGCTCCGAGCGGAGTCAATATCTCGCCGATTAGCGTATCGGCGTTCTTCGCCGAGTAAATCCCGCCGTCAAACGGAGAATCGTCGAGTATCGACACCCAGTCCTCCGACTGAATGTCATAACTCTTGTCGGAATTCCGCTCGTAGTGCGTGATGAAGGTCGTCTGTACGAGCGTATCATCGAAGTAGGTATAAACGGGCTGCTTGTCCTGAAAGATGAAGTCGACGTCGCTCTGCTTTTTCAGCGTGAAATCGACGGTATTTATCGAAACTGTCTCGGAAATCGGTTCAAGTTCCTGTAAAAGCGAGAAATTTTCGAGTTCGTCCCGCCCGAAGTTCCTGACAGTTCCGAAAATTATTCCGGTGAGATAAAGCCTGTTCTTTGGCATATTCAGCTTTGAGAAAGTAATGACAAGCTTGTTGTAATTCTCGACCTTATTCGCGCAGAAGTAATTCGCGCTGTCCGGTATGAAGTTCTTCGACGCGAGCTGAGTCGTCCCCCGATACCAGACGATATTGACCGCTGAGGCGTATCGGTTCGCCATCTCGTCGAATATCAGCGTCACGCCCTGCGAGGTGTACTGCCCGCTTGCCGTGACCGTGAGGACGGGAGCGGTCGTGAAGCTCCCATCCCCCTCGCCGGAAAGCTCGTTCGAGACCAGCGCGTATGCCGCGTCGTCCGGCGCAATCTGCATGCTGCCGTCTAGCAGCACCGAATAAATCTCGCAGGGGTTACCCCATATGGCGACAGTATCGCCCTTGAGCAGCGCGGGATTCGAGTCCGCCGTTGTCCCGGTCACCGACGGGGTGAACGCTTCCTTCGCGCCCACTGCCACGTCGGCGTATGATACTCGCAGCTTCATATCGGTCTCCTCTGTGGCTTCATCGCGATGAAGTTGAAGGAGAGATTTCCCCAGTAGCGATTCGTCTCCGAATACTGCCTGAGAAGGTCGTCCGTACCCTGCGTGATATAAGCCTTGAAGGTCAGCGTCTCGTTGCCATACGCGACTACGATGTCATGACTTTCGGTCGGGGAAGAGATCACCTCGTAGAGCTGATTGTACTTCGCCTGCGTCATGCGGTCAGTCATCACTGTTACGCTATAATTGTAGTACGTGCCTATCAGGTCACGGTGCATATTGCCGTCCAGGGTGCGCCCGGCATTCTCGCCGTCTGCGACCTCGAAGGAACGCGTCAGAGCTGTCACTATCTCGCCGTATTCAATTCCGTCGATTTCCAGCATTACCGCGTCCCTCCGTTCGAGAATGTGATTTTTGTATTTGCCCCTGAGCGGCGTTTCTCGGTATCTATGGCGTCGCCGAACGTCCGCCCTACCACTTGCTTGTCGAGAATGAGTTCGACCGTTCCGCCGCGTCCTGAGCGTCCCTGAGCCGCCACGACGGCTTCATAGACCGCTCTGCGGATACCTTCGGTTATCTCCTCATTATTCGCGACTGCCGTCCGACCGTTCGCGAAGCGTCCGACGAGCTCGCCTGAGTTCGCGAAGAACATTCCGTCCTCGGGGAATCCGCCGGAAGCAAACGCCGGGACACCAATAGCGGCAGAAGAGATTCCGAGCAGCTTCGACAGCATATCCATCGTTTTGTCGATAACGGTGCTGAGTCCACTCGCGAATGATTTTCCAGTATCCGAAATCTTCTTAGATATATCGTCCCACTGCTGCTTGTACATCCGACCGAGCGCGTCCATTGCAATTGACGATGTGGATTTTGAATTACTCGTACCCGCCCCATAATTATATTCCTGATTGTCGAGTACCGACGATTGCAGATACTTTCCGCGCTTGACAACGCGGTCGCGCTGACTCTGCGTGATTCTCGCCGCGGTAGAGGATCTGTAAGACGAGCCGACGCTCGCGCCCATGCTGTTCATCAGATTTGCGTAATTCTGATAAATATTCTCAAATATGTTTGCGTACTCTGCGTCGATCCTCTGCATGGGATCAACCATCGCGTCATAAAGATCTTCACCGTAAAGCTGCATATCCGATACCATCTGCATGGCGGTGTTGCCGGCTGTTGCTGCTATCTCGTTTCCGTACGTTTCAGTGGCTGAATTGAGTGACACTCCGAGATTGTCTGCCGCTTGCGCAGCGTTCCACGACATATTCTCTATCGTGGATAAGATACTTTGCGCGGATGTCTCGACGTTGAGGACGCTTTCAGATACCTTGGAGGTGTCAAACGTGAGCGAAACCGGGTTCGAGTCTATTGTTGACTTGTTCGCAAGCCATGCAAGCCCCACGAGCGGAATTGCCGCTGAAAGGTCGACCACCGCCGCGGTCGCTGTGCCATAAGCCGGGGAAAGCTGCTCGACCGCTTCGGTTTCCTTCGCGGTTTCTTTTGTCTGCTCAGTAAGTTTTTTGTTCTTGTTCGTCATCGCGTCGGCGACGGTATCGGTCGCTTTGCCAAGCCCGAAAAGCTTGCCGATGAGCGTTCCGACCTTCGCGACCTCGGAACCGATCTTTATGGCCGTATGTGCTCCCTTGATCACGAGCAGTGCGATTCCGACATTTCTGAGTTTTGTAATCAGATCATCGTCGATCTTCCAGAACCCGAGCAGTGCGCCGACTTCGTTTGCGTAATCGGCGGCATCTCCGAGGAAGTTCCTGATCCTCTCAAAATCGCCCGCGACATCCTTCGCCCACTCCTTGATACCCTTTCCCTTCGTGAGCCACTGTTCCATGTTCTCCGCGATTTTGTCGGTTGCCTCGCCGAGACTCTTTGAGAACAAATCATCCTCAATCTTCGCAAGCCGATTCAGCTCTGCTTCAAGCTTTGCCAGCTCCTCCGCGCTGAGCCCAGTGCCAGTGCCGGAGGAATTTTTGTTTCCGAGGATATTAAGCTCGTCGAATGACAGCAAATAGAGCTTCTTGACGCTTTTCGCCGCGTCGTCCGCTGCGTCTCCGACTTCCGTTATGTTGTCGACAGAATCACCGTAGTCAAATTCCGGCAGCTTGAATCCGGCAAGCTCCGCGAACGCCATGACAACCTGTCTCGTGACCTTTATAAACGCCGTGAAGTAGGGAAGTATCTTCTGTACTATCGGAAGGAAAAGGTCGCCGAGCGCACGCGAGAGCAGCTCAAGCTGTGCTTTCAGAACTCTGAACTGGTTTGCGGGCTGTTCAAGAGTCCGCGCCATGTCACCCATCGCGGAGGTTGATTGTCTGAGCAGCGAGACAGTGCGGAGCATTGCTTTCTCTGCCTGGTTCATCGCGTCGACGTTCGAATTGATGCCGAGCTCTGTTGCGAGGAGCTTCAGATTTGCGACCGACAGGTCTTTACCGAGTCTTCGGATAGGCTCGATTTCTCCCGCGAGCGCGGACTGCACCTTGCTTGCCGCCTCGTCGATCTTGAGGTTGTAAAGCGACGAAATGTCGTAGGTGAGCTGAGTCAGAGCTTTCGACATCGTGTACGCCGTATCGCTCGACACTCCGAACGACTTCGACATATCCATGACGACTGCCTGCATTTTCATGAACTCAGCCGGATCGATTCCATAGCTGTCTCCGACCAGTTCGGCGTATTTCTGCCCCTCTTCGGTAAATCTGCCCATTGAAACATTGAAGAGGTTCAGAGACTCAATGTATTCGTTCGCCGATTCGATGGCGTCCTTGATTTTGATGGCAGTCGCCCTCAGCGTCGCCACCGAAATCATCTGCTTCGCGAGCTTAGTGAGTCCTGACGAACTTTTTGCGCTGCCGTTCACTAGCGTGTTGAAGAATCCATTCCACTTGTTTTTTGAGGTCTTGACGCTCGAAGCCGCTTTCTCATTGTTGGCAATGAACTTCTGTATCCGCTGCGGAAACGCGGCAAATCCGCGCGCGATTTTGTCCATCTCAGTCGCGAGAGGTTTCATCGCCGCCGTCAGACGCTCGACCGTCGATGCGAATCTGTCCATGTCGACTGCTTCGAGGTCTTTCGAGAGCTGCGGGAGCTTGCCGAGCTGATTTATAAAGGAGGTAAGCTGCGAACGACCGAGGTTTGCCAGCGGCTGTAAAGCTATGGCAAGCTCCGACACTTTTGAAAAATCTGCGCCTTGCAGTTTTTTCAGCGAATCCCCTATACCACCAAGCTGATGACCGATAGATGCTGATATATTCGGCATCTTTACGCTGCTGAGGTAATTGAGAGCGGATGAGAGACTGGTCAGTCTCTTTATGCTACTATCGGTCAGACCACCGAGAGCATTGCCGAGTGCAGCGATTTGATTTGACAAAGATTTGGGCACAGCTGCGTCAACTCGTCCGACCGATTTGAGGTCGAGCAGAGAAGATGCCAGAGCCGTCAGCTTATCGGCACTATTCCCGATTCCATTCACAGCCGTTGTCAGCGCGGTGAGCTGAGATACCGCGCCGTCGAGCTTCAGCCCGGAGACACTCTTCCCGAGCTTTTTCAGCCCGGTCGAAAGAGCCGTGAGGTTTTTCGACGCGTTTCTCGCGCTCTCCTCTATCGCTATCGACAGGCTATCTATCTGTACCTCGTTATCCGCCATTCATCTCACCTCCTCCGGGATGCTGTGCTTTTCTTTCGTTTTCCATATTGTTCCACTTCTGGATGAGCCGCTGCCGCTCCACATACTCGTCAGACATCTGCCATTCTGCGATCTCCTCGGGAGTCCGCAGATCACGCGGCTTTTCGGGATATTTAGCGTTCTTCGCAAGGCATGACGCGATAGCGTCGCGCACATATACTCCTGTGAGATACGCACTGCTGTTCATCCGGTCGCGTTCCTCGCGCTGACTCTGCTCAAACGCTTTGAAAAAAGGCTTCATGCGGCGGGGATTGAGCCGCCAGAACAAATTCATGTCAAGCCCCATCCTGTACGCCGCAGGAAGCCATACTTCGAATACCGAGTCAGCCGCGGACAGGGTCACGCTTTCGCGTCCGACTCTGCCTTCCTTGCTCTCGCGACCATCGCTTTGAAAAAATCGCTCTTCTCCAGTACATCATTAAGTGCCTCAGAAAGCACAGCGAGATCACCGCCGCCCACGACGTGCGCGTTAATCTCCTCTCCGGCTTTATCTGCCGTCATATCGCCGCAGTACGCAAGGTAGGCGCGGATCACCGCAAAGGGATTCCTGCCCATCTCGTAGATGTCTCCGCCGAGGTCTTTCATCTCGACGGTCGAGTTGAAGTCGATTTCTTTCGCTTTGTATTCTTTGCTGTTGATTTTGAACATCACGTATTCTCCTTTTGTTTTCTTTTACGCAATAGTGGGTTTGTCCGCCCAGCCCTCAGTCTTGTTGACCGTGACGTTCGCGGTGGTCTGGAACGCCGAGTTGACTGCCATCTCCGCGAGTGGGAGCGACACGGGCTCTCCGGTGAACCAGAACGCCTTTGTCAGCTTCGGATGCACAACTACAAACCAAAGCGATTTGCCTGCGGTCTGCGCGGTCTGATAGGCGGTCATGAGCGTGCCCCACGTAGTGAGGAAATCGTCATTGATATTCGTCGTCATCGGGAAGTTCCCGGCTGTCTTGAGTCCGGGCACGTTTCTCGTGTATTCGGTCTCCTCAAGCGGAGTCACGTCGATAAGCTCCGGCTCTGCTCCGAGCTCAGGCATCGAGACGATTCCGGGAATGTTCACAAACCCGGTTGTCGGCTTCGTTCCGGCATCAGACTCCGGCGCGTAATACAGCTTTATACCGAGAGTGGAAAGTTCGTTTGCCATGTTTTCCTCGTCCTTTCTTAAATTTTAATGATATAATCCGGTTGCAGCTTCGTATATCTCGCAACCATGCGGTATATCGAAGCGTCATTTTCATTCGGGAACGGATTGCAGAACGTCCGTGAAAAGCCATACGCCTGCATGACGTCGTCGACGACCGCCATAGCCGCTTTGCACTGAGTTTTCCGACCGCGTTTCACATTCGAATGCACGTCGACCGTGTAAACGATGCGTGCCATCGTCTCTTTCCCCGCAAGGGGAAGTGAACGGGTATCAGTGCTGTTATCGGTCTCGCGGATATAAACGTGGGGGAACGACGACGGCTTCGGGACATACTCGGAAACAACCTCAGCCTTCGGGAATTCCGCTGCCACGGCTTTCGCCACCGCGTCGACGAACTCGTTTTCGAAGTCGATCATCTCCGTGCCTTCCTTTCTGCCATCACCTCGCTGAATGCCCGGTAAAGCGGCTGCTGCATCGCCGTACCGTGCGTGAGAATCAGCTCCTGCCTATTCTCATCGGCGTAATAGCCCCATGTGTTCTGCTTTCCGTGCCCTGCTCCGAAGCCGCCGATGAGAAACCCGAGCTCAGCACCGCGGGGATGAGGCGACGACCCGGCGGGGGGATTGTAATAGACTCCTGCCCCGAACTCGATGAACGTCACCTCGCGCCCCTCGGCAACCACACGCCAGCCGTCTCCGGTCTCTTCCACCCGGCATTTCACGTCCGCGTGATCTCTGACTCCGCGCCCGACCTCGTCGTACCACGCGGAGTCAAAATTCGCCTGCGCCCGTTCGCATATCTCATCGGCGATTTCCTTCGCCGCAGCGTGTATCCGTGCTTTCTGAGCGTCCCGAAGGTCTTCGACTTCCTTCAGAGCGGCGTTTATGCTGTCCTCTGACAGCTTTATCACGATCCGCTTATTCATCGACATCGACCTTCTTTATCGCCACGGAGACGCTGTTAAGCGACCTGGAGATTCTTCTCGCGCGGTAATTATAAGGGTTTGGCGGCTCGATGCCGACCCAGAGCACCGAGTTCTCGTCAATCGGCGTGTCCTCGGCGCAGAGAACATTGTCGTAATCGGCAAATGTCCCGAACTGCGCCGCAAAGGCGTCGCCCTTCGCCGCGGAGATGTTTCCATACGCTTTGACCGGGGAAGAATACTTCACATTCTGCTCGCCCGTGTACCTACCGCTCTCGTCGAGGAGCTTTTCAGTACCCTCGTAGAGCGCGTACCAATACGGTATTTTGTTTTTCGCGAGCGTCCTCATCGTATCACTCCCGCGTATGGGAGAACGTTTTTATGGATGAACTCGATGCAGCTCGAATAATCGAACTGTCTTGTGATCCCGTTCTCAGTGTGCTGCGTCTCGCCTTCGCCGCCGATCTGCGAGAAGCCGATCATAACGGCATTGAGCTGAACACTTTCGTATTCCCGCGGCACGTCGGTCACGTTATCCGGTATCCCGCCGTAGTTCTTCCATTCCCACGCGAGTATCTCATCGCGGGTGAATTCGAGGAACGCCAGCAGAGTGTCGTCTTCGGTGTCCGAGAGCCGCATCATTCTTTTAAGCCGTGACAGCTTCTCGATCTCGGTCATGGTTATCAGCCGTTGGTCACGAGCTTCGCAATCGGGATAGCCTTAGCGGGGAACTTGAGCGACCAGTTCGCGGAAGCCTCAAGCTGCGCGTCGGTGGGCGAGTTCGTCCATCCGGAGGTGGGGATAGTGAACGAGAAGCCGTTCGGGTGAATGCACTCGCGGATTCTTGTCACAAGAGTCTCCTGACCGTTGTTCTTGAGCGGCTCACGGAAAGCCTCGACCGGAACATCCTGTCTTGCCCAGCAGTGGCGGAGAACGCCAGTACCGAGAAGGTAGGTCGTGTACTTCTTGAGAGCCTTATTGTCGCCAGTGCCGCCGACCGTCTCGACCGGAACGCCGTCGTCGATGACAACCGTGTAGCCGTTCGCCGAAGCGAGACCGACGGTTCTCTGAAGCCCGTTTGAGTCGGTCTGCTTCCAGTATTCGAGCACCTGAAGGTTCTCGAGCGTGCGGGCGACCGAGGAGTGCATGATAACGAGCTTGTATGCGTCCTTGTTATCACCGAGCGTATCGGTGGCAAGGTCGTTGAGGTCGGTAGCGGAAATTTTGGTCGGAGTAGCGGTGGTCGAGAGCTTCTCGACGCTGTGCGCAGTCCATGCGGCGTTTCCGGTAATTCCGAAGATCGCGCCGAGAATGGCGATAATCTTCTTCTGGCGGTACTTCGCCCAGTACCTCGCGGTCTGCGAGATGATGTGACCCATAGGATCAGCGCCGGAAAGCTCGCCGACGAAGTCACGCGCCGTCCATGCAATGTCGCGACCATACGCGACAAAGCTCTGATGGTCCGCCTCGGTCTCGGTCGAGGTGATGTCGGTCGCGCCGTTGTGGTTTACAGGAGTGCCATCAAGCGTCTTGTAAAAGGGGATAGAGCCGTAGTTGCCGGAGCTGCGGAGCTGCGCCGCGATAAGCGGGTCTTCGACCATTACGCCGGAATTCAGGATAGCCGTCTTGACAAGATCGGGCTCGCTGAACCAGCGGTTCACGAAAATGTCTTCGTCAAAGGGGTAATTGAGATAAGTTCCAGGCATTCATTTCATCCTTTCTGTGATTTGATTTTGGCAGTTCCCGCGCCGTCAGGATTTCGGGAACATCGCCGCGTATTCGTTCGGATTCTCCGTCTTGAACTTGACCTGCTCGGGGAAGGTCAGCTTCATGAACGCGTCCTTCGTCATACCCTGACTGGGTGAACCCGAGGGAGCTTTCATCCCGGTCGCAAGATCAGCCTTGACCTTGTTTGCCGTAGCCGTCCCATAAGCCTTGAACGCCGCCGCGATAGCCGTAGCCGTCGCCGCAGTCTTCTCGGCGTCCGTTCCGACGATCTGATCGATGAAGGTGTCGTATGCCTCCTTCGAGATACCGCCATCGGAAAGTATCCGGGCTGCCTCGTGCCGATTTCCGCTTATCGTGAGCTGCTCAATCTGTTGCCTCTGCGCCTCAAGCTGTGAGGCGAGATCGGTCTCGTGAGTCTTGCTCGCCTTCTTGACACTCGCAAGATCGGACGCGGTCTTGTCGAAAACGTCTTTCGAGACAAAGTTCTTCGTCGCGATAGCCTCCGCGATCTCCTCCGCAGTCATACCTTCCTTGTAGTCAGCACCGAGTAAATCCTTGAGTTCCATACGTGAATCTCCTTTCGCGTTTGGTGAAGCGGTTCTCTCCGCTGAATTTTGCGTTTTAAGGTCTTCTCTGACCAGCATAAAAAGAACGCCAGACGATCTGAGGTGTAAACCTCAAACTATCTGGCGTTCATGACGCTCTGAATTTTAATTTCCGGCGGTCGCGCTTTTGCGACCGTCACGATTGATTTGCACCGCTGGCATTTCAGCTCGGCATCACCGTCGACATACCCGAGAAACTTTCCGCATCTCGGACAGTTGACCTCGAATTCACTGCGATGTTCCATCGGCATTCCCTCCGGTTTTGCCCTGCTCAGCGGCTTTCGGCTCTGACATCGGCAACCACTTCACGAGGTATTTCTCGGAATCCGCGCATACCTGATTCGGATCGTCAAAGAGATGCACAATCGGGAAGACGTGCATCGGCGCGACTCCAGCCGCAAGCAGCCCCGAGAGAGCCTGAACCTTGACGAGAAGGTTCTCCGTGTTGCCCTTGGTGAATCTGATGTCGACGTCGGAAAGACTCAGGTCGAGCCTGCCGAGCGTCTTGAGAAGCGAAAGAGTGATTCGGAGGAACTTCTTCTCGCTCCGCTCCCACTGCATGATGGTGTCACGCGCAGTACTCTCAGCCATTGTCCAGCCGTCGCGGAGAATGACAGCCTGCCCGCTGTCGCCCGAAGCGCGGTTCGTGCCGTTTCTGTCCGGCATACCGCAGATTATCAGTGCCTGCTGATAGAGATGGTCAATCTCGACCTGAGCCTGAGTCTGATCGAGCTCTGACGATACAATGTCGACGTCCGAAGGGTTCGAGCCGTCCGACTGTATGTAAATCGCGCCGAGTTCGAGAAAATCCTGATACTTCTCTTTGTCTATCTTGCAGTTGACGAACTTCAGGAAACTCTGCACGAACTGCTCCGTGCCGTCAAGCCGGTTCGAGGACAGCGTGTTGATAGCGTCAAGCACCGTCAGCACAACTTCAAACGCGCCGACGCGGGCGTTGTTCAGCGGATACTCGATAATCGGCACATAGCCCACTCCGTGTATCTCATAGCGGACAATTTTATCCTGCGAGATGTAAAAGGTCTCGTTCGGAGTCCAGCATGTGTAAAGAACCGGAGCGTTATCACGCACGGTCTCCTGAAACGCCATCACGGGTCTCGCGTCAAGCTCGCGCGAGTATATAACGGCGGTGCGCCGCGGGTCACACGAACCGCTGTCGATGCCTTCTCCGGTATTGACAGAGCCGACAATATAGCGATAAGCCGTTCCGCAGATATGATTCCACTCCGCGATATCGTGATCGGCGGCTTCCTTGTCCAGCACGTGCATGATCTCGTTCAGCTGTCCGATCTCATCGTTCCGACTCTCGTCCGAGGTCTTGCGCCGAGTGTAGGTTATCGGCGCACCGAGCAGGTACGCGACCTTGAAGGTCACGATCTCCCACGCGTGATTCTCGACAATCATGTTCTTGATCTCGGGACGGACATTCTTTATCCGGTTCAGAATCGGCTGGTTTCCCTTGTAATAGCCGTAAAGATACTGTATCTCTTTCTGGTTCGAATGGAATGTCGGAAGCGCGTCCCGAAGAACTCTGATAACGTTCTCAGCCGTGACAGCCACCTCATCGGTGTATATCACATCGCGCCCGGTCATCACAGGCGACTTGTCAGCCGCGCCGGTGCTCTTCTCGCTGTCCGCCGTGCTGATAATCGGCATCCCGTCCCCGGTGTAATTCTTGACCTCATCCATTCCATCACCTCCAGTATTTTTTTGATAGTCCCGGCAGTCGAGAGAAGCTGCCGGGTAAAGGAGAACATCTGAAAGCGCACTCGCTCTCAGTCATGACATTCAGTGAAAAAGCAAGCTCTTCCACTGCTTATATTATACACCTTTCACATTAAAAAGTCAAGTAGTAAAGCCGTTTTTATATAAAAAGCTCAAATCAGGAACTGTAGTCTCGTTTAATAAATTAAAAATCGGATTGCTTTCACCACGGCCGTCTTCCGACGGTGACGACACCCCAGTTTCCGGTCGCTAAATCCATGAGCTGTGCCAGCGCGTCCGGCGCGTCGTCGTGAACGTTTTTTCCGAGCGACACGAAAGAGCACAGCCACTCGATGAAATTCCGGTATTCCGGCGTCGAATGGTCGAAATCGAGAAAGTGAATCTTCATGATGTCCGGCGCGTACTGGATGATGCGCGAGAGCTTCGGCGAGTTTCCGGGGGCGCGGCGCGTCGAGATATTGAGAACACACATTTTCTCACGAAGCATTTTGTCTACAGCCTGCGCGTATTCCGTGCCGCCGTTGTTCGCTTCAAACTGCACCTGATGTGGACGGTGTATCAGCAGCTTTCCGACAACCGCGGGCTGCGTGAAGGTCTTGTTCGCGTTCGAGAACACCACGTCGACGCAGTACATCGAGCCGTCGCCGTAGATGTAAACTATCGGCATCGCGAGGTAATCATCACCACCCCAGGCAACGTCGCAGGCGGCGATTATCCTGTCCGGCTGACCGTCCGGCAGAACGCCGTTGTAGCGGAGCAGGGAATCCGGCGGGAAAACAAGCCCCTGACGTATATACGGCGCGCCCTGATATTTTGCGCACCATGTGCAGTCGTCAATCGAATTCTTCATGTCGCGGTAATAAGCCGTCGAGAACCCGACGCCGTAATCATACTGGAAATTCGACTCTCCACTCGAGTCCAGTGCAGGGATAACCGTGAAGCGGTACTCCGGATTGCCGCGGTACTGCTCGCGCACACGTCCGAGCGGATCCATAACGTTCCACCGCGTGCCGACCATAAGCTGGAGCGCGCCGTCCTTCATACGGTCTTTCATCTGGTTCAGGTAGATGTTGTACTTCGCGTCGAGACGGGAAGGGGACAGCGACTCCTCAAGGTCCTTGATAAGGTCGTCGACATAGAGAATGCCGTCGCGCGATATGTCGATAGCTCCCGTCCATGTTCCCTCCGCAGAACGGCAGGTCATTGTCTGGAAGCGCTTCGGGTGATTCAGGTTGATTTGCAGATACTTTGCCGATCGGCTCTCGATCTGCGCGTGAGGGAACACATCATGCCACAGGTATTCGCCGTCCGGGTCAAGCACCGCGTTCAGCTCTCCGTAGAAGCCGTTCACGAGCGTGTCCGAGTGCCCGCCCATTGCGGACGCGTCGTCCGGATGCCGCCCCATGTGCCAGGTCAGGAAGAAGATACAGAGAGTAGATTTTCCGACTCTCGGCGGCATGCTCACCCCGAGGAATCTGATTTTATGCTCTTCGAGGTCTTGCAGATCGTTGCACAGCCCCATGAGCACCCTCCGGCGCGGCAGCCAGAACTTCCGGTGCGGCTCGCGATTCCACTCGACATACTGCATATAATGGTCGAACGAGTGCGGCGCGAGGAGCAGACATATCTTCCGCTTCAGCTCGTACCAGTCCGCAGCCGACGGCACATTCGCTGAGAGAGCACGTGAAAGCCCGGTATTTACCACGTCGTAGAAGCCCCTCCCGCGCGCGAGCATGTAGGCAATCCGCTCTTCCTGAAGTTCGAAGTCCCGCTCGTCAGCGTTACAGAGCCGCAGCGCGTCGAAGTAATCCTTCGCGACCGACAGACTGTCAAGCCCGTACGCGGCGATGCTCTCGCAGAGAGTCACGCATTCCGGGATGAGGTCGGGAGCGACCGCCTCAAAGCCGGGCAGAGCGGGTTTCTCAGCTTTCTTTTCCCTTTTCAGAGCGGCATTCGCCGCGTATGTCCCGGTCTTTTCCTCTGTTTCAGCCTTCTTCGCCGAGGCAGCTTTCTTTCCCGCCGCGGAAGGCGTTTTCTTTTTGGAGCTTGCAGTTCCTTTCTTTGTATTCGCGCTCTTTTTAACCTTTTCTTCCATCCCGTGTGGCGTTCAGGGACGAAAAAAGCACCCGGAACGCCATCCTCCTTTCGGTTTTTGGCATTCTGGATGCTCTGTGTTGTATGGTGTTGGTACTCTGTTGATGCTCAGTTGATAGTTTGTTGGTGCAACAGTCGGTACAAACGATAGTTTGTTGGTGCAACGTTTGGTTAATGCTGATTTAACGCTGAGTCAGTGTTGATTGAAGCTCGATTGAACTTGATTGAGCTTGATTGAATCATTCGCCGCCCTTCAGTATCGGCTCGTGTGCTCCGGGAACGTAGTCCTTCATACTGCCATATTTGTAATATCCCTGATATGTCTTCTTGTTCTCGTATATCGACTGAATCGAGCTGATAGAGAACTTCGAACCGCTGCGGTTCACTTTACCTTCACCGTTCAGCTTGTTACATATCGCCTGGTACGTCGTGCCAAGATCGTCCTTCATGCGGAATATCTCTCGCACTACCTCCGCTTCCGGCTCGTAAACCTCAAGCGAGTGATTTCTGACTTTATACCCATACGGAGCGCGTCCGCCGCTATAGCCGCCACCTGATGCCTTGACAGCCCGCCCAGCTCCCGTTCGCTTGCTGATGTTATCGCGTTCCATTGCCGCGCAGGTGAGTGTGAACGCTTTCAGTATCCCGGCAAACACGCCGAACTGTCCGAAATCCTCGCAGATGCTGATAAGTTCAATTCCCTTGCGGAGCAGTGCCCCTTGGTAGTAGAAGTAGATGTTGATGTCACGTGCCACGCGGTCGGACTTTGCAACGACAACAGCCTGAATCGGCGGATTGTTTACCTCACCGTATATTATCTCATCGAATCCCGGACGGTATTTCGCGCCGCTCTCACCCTCATCGGAGTACCATTTCACGATGTTCATATCATTCCTGCGGCAGTAATCGATTATCTGTTCACGCTGTGATTCCAGCCCGAATTTGTCCTCTCCGACCTGTCCGTCGGTGCTGACGCGGATGTATGCCACCACGTTCGTGATCTTTTCTTTACTTACCTGGTTTTCCATAATTGCTCTCCTTTTTGTGCCGCACGGCGGCTAAGGTACCCGGCGTCAGGATGCCTGATTCGCCGCTGTGATTCTATTATAACACATTTACGTTTAATTGTCAAGAGGCTTTTCGTATTTTTTTGATTTTTTTCTGGTCGGGGGGGTCAACCCGCCGCAGCACACCGCCGTCCCCCACCCCCGCCCCGGCTGCCGCAGCCGCGCCGATACCGTCGGATCGCCGCGCCGGATGGCGTGAGAGGGTGCGAAAAGCACCTTGTAAACATGCACAAAAACAAGCTCTCGAATTTGTGCAATGTGCCGATTTACGAAAAATCATGATTTACCTATTGACATTTACGCTTAATCGTGATATAATGGTATGCGTAAAAAACAAGTGCCCCCGAGAGGGCAGAAAGGGAACTAACCATGATAACCAACGAAACCATCACCGCACGCTTTGCCGTAGACCGCCACGCCACCATCGAATGGAAAAAGCAGCTGTCCGCAGACCTTGACGCCATCGTCGCCGCATACGGCGCAGCAGACAAGCCCGCCGACACCATCGCGACCGCAGCCGCCGAGATCGGTATCGACCGCGTCCGCGCCATCATCGCAACCCTGACCGTCTACCGCGTCGCCATGTGTGACCGCCGCATCGGTGACGACACCGCCGCATGGGCGCAGACCATCGCGGACGCCCTGGACGCTGACGCCGCCGAGCGCGTCGGACTGATCACCGACGCCATCCACCCGGCGCATCTGGATCAGCTGGCGCGCGCCGCCGCTGAGTACGTCGAGCCGGAGATCGTCACCGAGGCCGCCGAGGTGGAGGCCGCAGAGACCGAGACCGTAGAGACTGCCGAGAGGGCGGCAGAGATCAACCCCATATGCACTGACTGCGTCCGCTACGGCGCAGGCTGCGACGGCACAACCTGCATGACATGGACGGGATGCATTAGACGTAAGACCGCGCACAGGTCCGCCGCCGAGCTTGCCGAGGAGCTCCGCGCCCGCAAGTGGTCAGTGTGTAAGCGCGACTTGCTGGCACTGGCGGACGGGGGCAACAAGCCCTTGCGCTGGGCGTGCATACGGTACAAGCTGAGCTTTTATGACCTCGACCCCTACTATATGGGCGCGGAGCTTATGGCTGAGGGCGTGCGGATCGTCTACGACAATACCGCGATAAGCCCAGCAGCAAACCGCGCAGAGCGGCGGAGAGTGGAGCGCATCTACACCACACGAGAGGGGGCGAGGGCATGACGGCATATCTGCCCACCTACGACGCCGGGCGCCGCGGAGCCGCCAAGATCGACTCGGCCGTATCGCGCCGACTGCCGCACGGTACCATCCTACAGCACGGTACGCTGTACCACTGCGACGGCGTACTATATCGCACGCACGACGCCGCCATGGCGTCTTGGGATCGCTGGGCGCGCGTAGCAGACGCTCTGCGGATCACCGCAGACGCTTTTTACAGCATGGCGGGCAGATAAAGCCCGCCACCACATACAAAACCGCCGCCCCGCCCGGCTATAGGCGGGAGAAAGAGAGTATATCATGGACAAAAAGATCATCATACCGGACGCATACACCCCCGAGACTGTCGCAGCCGTCGCCGACATCGTAGAGCAGGCGGAGACCTGCAAAGCCGCCTACTTTTGGGTGCCTGCATGTAGTGCCGCGTCCCGCCGCTGGCACGAGGAGCAGCACAGCCGCGACCGCGTCGAGTGGGCAGAGGGCGGGCACACATACACTGCCGCATACCACTATCGCGAGAGCTGCTCGCACTGCTACGCGTCCGGCGAGTATTGCCGCGACGGCAGCGCGACCACGCTTACAGCCATCCGCAACTCCCTGCGCCGCATGGAGGCAGCGCAGAGCAGGGGCGCGGCTATATGATCATCGTCTACGCCCTGCTACTGCCCGCGCTGATCCTGGTCTGGATCGCGCGCGACTCATAACCCTTCTGCCGCCCCACGTGGGCGGCTTTCTTTTCGCCCCGTCTGGACGTATGCCCGGCGGGGCTTTTGCGCGTCCTGCGCCGCCTGTGCGCGTCCTGGGGCGTCTTGGGACGGCGTCCGTATATCGCCTGTATATGTCAAACGTTCTGAGAGCCCATAAAACGCCCTCAGAGCGTTTTTTATACGAGAGGGTATAAATACCTATCCCGCACCATTAAAACGCCATGGTGGGCGCGTATACGCCCCACAGAGCTATTACAGCCGCCCGCCATTGCAGCCGCGCATCAGCAGCACGACAGCCGCAGCCACGACGCCCGCACGCCGTCCGCATGATCACCGCCGACGGCAGCCACGACGCCCGCGGCGGGCGAAGCTCTGCCGCTGCAAGCCCGGCTACCCGCCGCCAGCGTCCCGGATCGCCGCCTGTCACGTGATCGCGCCCGCTCTGGGGGCTGCCTGCCGCCTCCAAGCCCACCGAGCCGCCCCGAGCCGAGACCGCGCCGCCTCGACAGCCCCTCAACCGCGGCGCAGAAAAACCGCTCGATTTTTCGAACGGTTTTGAAAAAATTCTGATCGGGTTTTTGAAAAGTTTTTGGAAAGTTTGGAAAAATTTCGGTGCGGGATTCGCTCTGCGATAGTCGCTGAATAGTCGCTCGATAGTCGCTCGATAGTCGCTGACCATTTCGCGCGGGATAGTCGCCGAGTCTCCTATAGTCGCTCCGAGAGGGCGGCACCTCTGATAGTCGCTGCCGGATAGTCGCAGCTCTCCCTCCACCGCGAAGGGAGGGGTCCACCTCCTCCCCGATAGTCGCGGCGGAGTCTACTCCGGCTTCTCCCCGGTCTTGTCCTCATACTCGTCCGGCTTCAGTCCCTGCATATAGCGTTCCTGGAGCTGTTTCGGAGTGAGATTCGCCTCTCCGAGAGGGTTTCTGGTAGATTCTGGTAATTCTGCGTTATCCCGCATCCCGTAATAGCACTTCGCACGGAAGCAGTATGCTAAAAAATTCATCTTCCCGGCGACCACAAGTTTTGCGTCAAAAGATTGTTGAAAATCTTTAGCCTTTTTGAGAATTTCCGGTGTGATATTCGTGAACCCCCGCTCCGTCCCATGTATAATCGCGTTCACTTTCTGCAATCCATACCCCAGGCTCAGGCACACTTCCTCCCATACAGGCGTCCGTCCCTCGTTCGCGCAGCGGTCGTAGTAGTCGCTGATTCTCTCCGCCATTTCGTCGTCGTCCTTCACGGTCGGCTTTCGGAACTCGGTCAGCAGTTCACGGAGAATCTGACTCACAAACGCGCGCTCTTCGTCATTCTCAGGCGTCCAGACCTTACTCGGGAGGTATTTCGTCCTATCGGTCGTTTTCTTGTACTGCCTTGCGTCGGGCATATCCTCCTCGGGAAGCGTCAGCGCGTTGATGATAGTCGCTTTGTCCTTCTCGTCGACTCGCTCCGCGACGCTCTCAGCGTATTGCACGGCTCGCTTCCTCGCGTAGCTGGCGGGCGGTTTCTGCTCGCGCGTCTCCTTCTTTGGTTTCGGCGGGGACTTCGGTCTGCCTCTCTTCTTCGGCGCGTCCGAGTTGGTTTTCTTTTCGTCGCTCATTCTATGCTCCATCTCCTGTTCATTCTCTCACCACTGTGTGTATTTCTCATTCAACACTCCGGGGGATATATATTTACTCTCCCGGAGCAAACTTCGTTCCGTTGCGCCCTGCGCGAAGGACTTATTCGATCTCAGATTTGATTCTGCGCTGTTCCGCTAACCGTTCGGCGCAAATTGCTTTCTGCTCCTCACTCATCACCCGCGGCGCGTTCACAGTCACCCACCGTTTCGGGACGGTGTACTTTCTTGCGCCGTCGTTCCCGTTCTGTGTGGTGACCTCATTCGGTCTCTCTGTCGCGAGTCGGTCGAGCTTCCGTTTCAGCCGTCCGTTGTGCGTCTCAATAGTCGCTGTGCTTTCCGCTTCGTTGAACAGGATTATTGTCTCCTGTTCGATTCTCGATAGATTGTTCATGCTTTGATCTCCTTTCGCCCCGTAACACGTCATAACACCCGTCTCTCGAAAAGGTGTTACGTGAAAAATATGCTTGCCACCTGACTATTTTATATATTGTAACACTGTAACACCTGTAACACCTGTATTATATACATACGCGCGAGCACATCATTTTATTGGGTATTCCTCGCGCAAAATATATACGCGTATATAAGCGTGTAAAAATGGTGTTTCATGTGTTACGGTGTTACAGCATCCATTTTTGTCAGGTGGCAAGCCGCTTTCTGGCGTAACACCTGCCGTAACAGCGGGTGTGTTGCGTTGTTACGCCGATTCAAAATTATACAATTTCGTTGTTGCGTACGCTGTATTTTTCGACGGATTTGTCAGATTCGACAGTTTCACCGTCTAAGTAAACCCAGACGCACCTCACTGGTTTGCCATGCAAACGAATCAGCGAGGAGGTCTTTCCCTCGCCATCACGTCTCAGATAGTCGCGGCTCGCCGCCCATTGCCTGAACGCGGTGGGATTAAACCCGGCGTCGGACATGACGCGGCTGAATACCGACGCGATGACAGCGACTCCCGGGCGGTCGAATCCGGCGATTTTGTATTCTCCCCACACCTCGCGCTGAATACCGTCGTCCGGCGCGAGGAATTTCGACTCATTCTCCGCGATGGTTCCCCAGAGCCACTCAAGCGCACGCTGGTTAATGTCAACCTCCTGCTTGGTGGGCAGGTACTTCGCGACGTCGGAAGGCGAAAGAGCCGTTCCGGTGTGCCACAGCAGCCGCTCAGCAAGCGCGTCTGCGGTGAGGATAATCGAAGCCGAGAGCGCGAGCTTCTCGGTGGTTTTCGAGTTCTCAAGCTCCGCACGGTAATGCTCCTGCAAAGTCTTCGCGGCGGCAAGCACCTGCGGCGTGAGTCCCGCGACGAATTCCTTTCCCGCGAAGCCCCAGTTCTGCGTCAGCACATCAGAGAGCCCGCGATAGTCGCTGAGAAGTCTTTCGTCGCCACAGGAAATCTCGATGACGCGGTTCAGCGCGCCTGCGCCGGAAGTGTCATTTGAGATCGGCATCTCGCCCGTGGTGATGATGGTGTTCTGCCAGGATTTTATCTGCTGGAAAGAGCCGTCTTTCGACCCTCGGGAGCGTCCCTGACCCTCCGCGAGCATATAGATTGTGTCGTCAAAGTCGCGGCGATTCTTTACGACCTGAAGCTCGTCCACGCAGAGCGGAGCAGAGTTGAAGAACCCCGCGGCGGTTTCCAGCCCGACGAAAGTCGAATTGAAGTTGCGAATGTATCCCTCCGAGCTGTTGGGCGAAGCCCAGACAGACGCGGCGAGCTTCAGCAGCATCGTCTTTCCGTTTCCGGTTCGCCCCCATACGTGAACGAAGAAGGGAAGCGCGTGAAGCGGCTTGACGAGTACCGACGCGAGCGAAGCGGCAAGCGTTATCCTTGCAATGGTGCTCTCATTCCGCGCCTTTGAGGCGGCTCTGAACCACGTCTCACGGTCGCCCTGCTCATGGAAGGATTCGAACACAGCCCTGAATCCCGGTGCACCGTCGAACTCGACAGAGTCGGCGTAGGGGACGAACTTTCCGTTCGCCGTCCATCCGACCCGCGCAACCGAATGGCGTTCGGGAAGCTTGTCGTAGTTCATCGCCTCAAGGTCGGTGAAGTACTTGACGAGCGTCTTCGCGTTCTCTGAGTCGACCGCGATCCCGAACCGTGCGAGATCGACGATCTTCGCGGCGGACGCCAGAATCACCTTTTCGACGACGATGGTCTTCCATTCGCCCGACCGCCTGAACGCCACCTCAAGCCGGACCTCTCCCGAGTCGAGATTGACGAGCCGCCCGGAAAGCATTATCGGATGTGGGCACACAATAGTCGTGTCGCCGTATGCCGAGACCGATACGCCAGAGTCGCTGCATACATACCGACCGCAGTCCAGCGCGAGCGGCTGACCGGAGAATTCGGTCGTGTTCGCGTAGTCGCTTTCGTTGACCTTTTCACCGCATTCCTTCGCATAGTCGCGCATCTCAGTCTTGAATCCGGAGTACCCGAGTTTTCGCGCAATTTCGTCTACTTTGACAATTGCTCTCCGGTATGTAAACGGATTTTTGTAATAGTTGCTGTAGAGCCAACCGTGCGGAACGGCGTTTTCGAAATCTTCGAACGTCCACGCGGGGAACTCTTTAATTTTTGTTTCAAGGATTTCCGCCATAGTATTGTATCACTTTCCACACGTCTTTTCAAGCTCTCCTTTCATAGCCGTGATAATCGCGTCGGCGTCCAGCTGTCCGGCGAGTCCGCTGTCGGCAGAGCATTCGCTCAGAGTGTTCGACAAAGAGCAAATGAATTGCCTTCGCACCTCGGATTCCGGATAGTCGAACAGCGAGCGGTAGAAAGTCGCGAGCTTCCGGAAATTCGCCTTGTCCCGCTCCTTCTCCGCCTCGCGCCGACGGTTGTCTGCCTGCCGTTTCTCAATCGCGCGAGGGTCAACACCGGGCGAGACGCCGAAATCCTCGCCGAGCTTTCGCACCGCGTCGGAGAAGGGGAGATTAAAGAGTTTCATTACAAAACTGATAACATCTCCGCCCGCGCCGCAGACAAAGCAGTGGAACTGCGTGTCCGTGTAGCTCAGATTGTCATCCTTTCCGCCGTGAATAGGGCAGGGACAGCGTCCCTTGCGGTGTCCGGGATCGGCATACCGCTCTATCGCGCGGGGCATGGAGACAGCCGACTTGACTGTCTCCACGTCGTAGCGGCGGAGATCGGCGAGATCGGCACCCGAATAGTCGCCTTGAAAGCTCATTTCGCCCCCTCCAGAATCTCGAGGATCCTCCGCCCGGTACACCGCTTGTCGCAGAACAGAAAGTCAACGCCGTAAGCTATATGGACCTTGTAAATGCGCTCCATAAGTTCCTTCCCGCTTATCGCGTATGGAATTTTCCCCTGCATCGGATTGTGCCAGTCTTTGACGTCGCGGATCGACTTGCACCACCCGCCGTGCTCGCACAGCACAACGAGATGGATTCCGAGTTCCTTTGCGAGTCGCACCTCACGCATGAACCGCCCGGAGTCGTTGGTGAGGTTGGTGGCGAGCTCGCTGAGATTGTGCTTACGGTCTACCACAAGTTTAGAGTTGTCCATGCTCATATAGTCGCCGACAACAAGCTTTGAGGAGATGTGCCTTATCCCCTGATCGTCGAAATACCGGATTATTTTCTCGATGATATGCGCCTTTTCCCGGCTGTCGATCTGGATTATCATGTCTTCCTCCTCTCGAATATCCCGGGATTGTCCACGATGAGCGCGTGAAGCGCGTTCGCGAACTCATCAACCTTTTGCTCGTCGTGGTCGCGATACCCGAGATTCTGGAGAACGGCGTGTACGATTTCGTGCAGAAGGACGCCGTGCATTTCCTGCTCGGGATTCGGGAGAATCCGGATTATCAGCTTGTCATAAAGAATTTCTCCGGCGCAGTTCGCCGCGCCGATGTCGAGCCGATCGGTTATCTCGACCTTGTATGTTTTGCCGCCTACCTTTACAGATTTAGGAATTGTCATACTCTCACCTCACCACGGCAGCTTATCGTCGACTATCTCGAACTGCGGAGCCGCCACAGAAGCCCCTGACGCGCCCGTGGCGGCGTTTTGCGGCGAGACATGATAAGTAGTCGCGGAATCATTTCCCGCGCCCTGTGGCCCACTCTTTGCGCCGCAGAAGTGGCACTTGTCGACCTCGCACACGACAGTCGTGCGATTGTTGCCGTCCTTGTCCTGCCACTTGTTCGTCACGAGCCGCCCTTCGACAATGACCTGGTCGCCTTTCTTGAAGTACTTCGAGATGAACTCAGCGTTCTGACGCCACGACGAGCATTCGAGGAAGCACTGCGTTTCGACCTCCTTGTACTTCTCGCTCCATGCTGCGGTGAATTTGCAGTAGCTCACGCCGCTCTGCGTCTGCTTCAGCTCAGGATCGGCGGTGAATCGACCCTGAAACACGACCTTGTTAAGCATTATTTGTTCTCCTTTCCGGCGGCGATTGCGGCATCGAGAGCATCAGTGACGCTTGCCCGCTGACCGACTCCGCGCTGCCTCGACGCTTCGATGTCCTCCGGCTCGCCCTCAACAATCGCGCCGAGAAGCTCGGACGGGCAGTACATTCTCGCGAAGAACGCCGCCGCGCGGTAAAACAGCATCTGCTCCGGCATGTTCTTCCACTTCGGGTTACTCATCCAGCCCTCAGCCGCCGCCATTTTCATCGAGATTTCAGTACCATCAACAGTCTCGCTGTCGGATGTCCGTATCGCGCGGATGAAGCAAGCGCGGTTGTCAGCCCCTTTCGTGCCGGTGTAAACCGGATGAGCGTCGCGGAAGCGTCCGCAGGAGTTGATGATAGCCATGCAAGCCTGACCGCTCCAGCGGGGCTTGCCTTTCACCACGTCGACGTTCTGGAGGACGGCGAGCGGGGAGAGTCCGGCGCGTGCCGCCATTTCAATAGCGACGAAGCAGTCCTGAGGCTTGTTCTGGTATTTCTCCGGGATCATCTGTGACTTCGACAGCATGATCGCGACGCGCTGAGTCTGTTCAAAGGCGTTCTTGTCCACCCAGATGTTAGAGACGTTCATTGGCGCGGCGTTAATCGGCGCGACAGCCTGTTCGTTAGCCGCGGGAATGATTTCTTGTACGTTATCCATTTTCTGTACTCCTTTTAATCAATTCGTTTTTAACAGTTCGTTGAGTGCTTCGTCGATCGCTTTGTTTATGCGCCGATGATAAGCCTTCACTTCGCCAATAGTCTTGCACCACTCAATGTCGCGCCCGAGGAGGTAGTCATCCACGGCAGCCGCGCCGATGAGATTCAGCGAGTCGACATCGGGCGGAGAATAGCGCGTGAAATTGGTAATCGGTTCAGGGACTCGCTTCACGCCGATCATTGCCCTGCGCCAGCTCTCGACACCGTTCAGCCCGCAGAGCTTCGATTCGGGCAGCGGCATTCCATTCAGCATAGTCGCCTCCTACTCAATCTCTTTCGCCGCCCACTTCGGTAGCCCGAGCGTGTTCACCATTCCGAACGCGCCCTCATACCCGTACCAGTTCCCGGAGTCGAGACAGGATTTGTAAATCCCGATAGCTTCCCGGAATCTGTCCTGCCCGCTTTTGATCATGAGGTCGTCGGCTTGCAGGATATTAACGAGGTAGGGCGGCTCTTTTTCGACGCAGACGAACAGAAAGTCGCACGATATTCCGTACTCGCGCTCGACCGCCTCCTTGAACATGGCAGCCTGCATGTCATATCCCAGCGCGTAGGCTTGCTTCACCATCGTCTCGGTGTCAGCCCGCGCACAGGTTTTCAGATCGACTATCAGCCCGCGGCGGTCAAGCATTCTCACGCTGTCCGGACGCGCCTGGCAGTCGAGTCCGGTCATCTCGTCCTGCCAGTAGTAGGAGGTCTCCACTTCCCCGCGGAGAAGAAAGTCGGCGCGGGGATTTTTTCGGATAGCGGCAGTCATTTCAGAGATAAGCACCATGTCATCGGCGGAAATCACAGTCCGGTTTTCCACAGAATCCACAAATTTCTGATACTCTTCCTTCCCGGTTTTCGTTCGCCTGTCACACTGCGGCGCGACGGCATACTCGTAGAAGAAGCTGTCCGGCTCAAGCACGTATTTGTGCAGAGCTGAGCCGAACTGCATCGCGGCGGTGGGCGGCTCGGGATGCTCCTGAAGCCACTTGAACTTCGCGGGAGTGTCATTGAGCAGACACCAGAGCTTCGTTTTGCTGACGCCCGGTCTTGCGTGATATTCCGCAATGGAATCCTTCGCTGTCACGTTTTCGTCTCCTCTCTCTCCTTGAGCTTCGCGACCAGATACCGGAGGTTATCCTCGGTTATGTCGAACGTCATCGACCAATAGCTGTCCTCGTCCCGCGCGACGCGCTGAGGGCGACCGTATTCGTCGTAAAACGCGAAGTCGCCAAAGAGCCGCGGATATCTCGCATCGTCCGAACCGTTCCCGGAGTCATTCCAAAGTTCGAATGATGAGTCGGGATGCTCGGCAACGTAGTCGAGGATTTTGATGATGTAATCCATGAGTTTACTGTGCATCGGTCATCACCTCGTAGTCATTTCCACCGATCTCGCTTCGGCATATGCGCAGCAGCTTAGTATCGGAATTTACGAGATAGTCCGGGAAGAAAAGCATCAGTTCGTCGTCTTCTTCCAAGGCGATTATCGCAACAGTACCTCTGGGGAGCATGCCGTTCGCGGCATTCAGGTTTCTCTTCAAACGAACTTTCGTTCCGACTTTCACCTCGACTTCTGGCTCGTGATCGGTGATGTCTACGTCTTCATTCTTTGCGCGTTCCCTCAGAGAATCGAGATAGTGATCCATCCGCACTCTTTGCAAGCCAAGCTCTTCGCGTGAAAAGCTCGGCAAATCAAATGGCGTTACGCCGGCGTCGTATATGGCGATTTCCTCGGTCAGTCTATCAAGCCTGATTTTCGTTTGCCAATACTCAGCTTTGAGCTGGTCTTTAGGATCGTTTGACAGCATCAGGTCGACGGTTTCTTCAAGGTTTTTCATTCGAGTAACTGTCCCTCCTTTATTGCGATAATGAGCGCGTTCTTGTAGAGCGTTTTGTATGGCTCGTCCAACGTCGCGTAGATGTTCTGGACTATGTTCGCGGCTTCGTTCGTGATCTCTGCAATTTTGCCCCGCACCTCGATCTCGCAGATATCTTTCTTGTGGTCAAGTTTTGCTTTTATCATGGTTTTCTCCCTTCAACAATCCCATTCGCATTCCGGTTCATCGCAGATGCCGGACAGCACCTCGACGCCGTTGTACATAATGGTTATTTCGTAGCTGTAAAAGCCGTTCTGCACCGAGTAGCACGGAACAAAGAACATCCTGTCCGGCTGATTCCCGAAGCGGAACCCCTGCTCTTCGACGAACTCAAAATCAAGGTTTTCGTCGAATTCCGTGTTCCGTGCTATGTCGTCGAGCTGCTCGAAGTCGGCGTAATTGAACTCACAGCAGTCCTGCTCGTGCCAGAACGTGATGGTGTTGCCGTTGTCGAATATTATCGCTTCCTCGGTTATTTTTTTAATCTTCATCGGTTTTCTCCTTTTCTCCCACCATATATATCGGGGTTTACTCATCGAGCGGCTTGGAACTATATACCGGCTGATGGCAAGTCGGGCAAGTTGCCTCGTACTCAGTCGTGATATAGTTGTCGAACAACGTGTAATCTGCCTCGTCAGCGGTGAAAACGCACCCGCACTGCCAGCATTCGAAGCGCCTCGTTTTGTTCAGCTCCTTTATCGTGCCCGGTTTGATAATCTTAATTGCCATTGAGTATCATACCCTCCCTTATCGCAATCAGCAGCACCTCTTTGTAGATTGCTCTGGTCGGTTCATCCAGTGCCAGATAGACGCTCTGAATGAGAACCGCGACCTCCTCTGTGATCTCCTTCGCAGTACCTACAAGCTCGAGTTTGCCTTTTTTTCCGGTTTTAATCGTTGCTTTGATCATTTTCGTCCTCCTCATCCATCTTCGCGCCGCAAGCCGCGCAGTACGTCGATAAATCACCGCAGAAAACATCGTCTCCACATACGGAGCACCGTAATTTCCCAGTACGTTTATCGATGATCCAGTGTCCATGCTTCACCTCTTCGACATCAGCAACAGGGCGATTCATGATAAATGCTCGAAGCGCGTCAATGCTAATCATTTTATCGCCTACCATTTTTGGCTCACGTCTTGCGATTTGTTCGAGCATTGCTTCTCTGTCGATATATTCAGCCATCGTTCTCTCCTTGTCAGCTTATATTTCGTGGCGTTTTGGTCTGCGGCAACCACTCATAGCACTCAATCGCTATCTGTTTTGCGACGCAGACGCTATACGCAGATTGTGCCACATTGACTTCTTGCACAAGCCTTAAGAAATCTTCTTTCCACCTGCATATATTACTGTGCGCACAATTGGTGCATACAGTTTCGACTACGTTATCAGCCATCGTTTTCACTCACCTTCCTGTTCCATTTCTCAATCGCTTCTTTCTTCGTCTTCTGCCATCCGATCTGGTCCCAAGCCCAGTGACACCGACACTCGACTCTGTAGCCGTAGGATTCATAGCCGGAGTAATAATCACCGTCGCTGACATATATCCATGCGTCGTGGCAGTGCGGACAGGGCTTAAGTCTTCTTCCGTTTTGCATTTGAACAGTAATCCTCCGGCATAACCGCATACTTCCAATTTACACACCAGATACAGCCTTCGATAAACTGTCTTCCCTGCGCGTCTTCGGGGCGCAGTTCGCGGCTGAACTTGCAATCCTTACACCGGATGACCGGAACACAGTCCGGCACAAGCGCGTCATTCGGAGACGCTTTGTGGTCAGTCTGATTCAGGAAGTCAATCACAGTGTCAAGGGTTTCAACGTCCTTCTTGAATATCGGGTCATTGTTTCCCTTCGCGTAGTCTATCGTGCTATCACGCAGACTTTTCAGTTGGGATATAATTTCAGCTTTCGTCATTCGTTTTCACCTTTTATAAGTGGCTTTCCTTCACTGTCCGCCATAACAGTAACGCCCACTCCGTATCCGCTTTTATACATAAGGTACTGCACCCCTGTGTCGTTATCAACGAATACTTTAATTTTACTTGACAAATCTTCGTAACTGTCAATCAGCTTAAATCGTTCACTTTCTGCCGTATTGACCGTATCATTTCCTCTGTCCCTGCATGATTGTAGCACCGTGCATATCAGAGCCGATAACAGCCCTGCGGCGATAACACTCTTGATTGAATATTTACGGTTCATTCGTTATCCCCTTTCATCTCAATTCACTACGTTCGGCTCAAACGGCAGAACGTTCGTGTGGAAGTATATCTTGTAGTCGTAAGGATTCGTCAGCGTTCCGGTGATGTCCTCGACCACATAGAGCGTGTATTCGTTGAGATACACGTAATTCTTCTTGTACGTACTTGCTCCAGTTTTAACCGTCACGACCAGTTCACCGTGTTCGTTGTTCGAGATATTCATGCACCCTTCCATTTCAAGAATGATGGTGTCAGTTCGGGCGTTGTACACGGTTATGCGCCGTTGGCACTCGAAATACTCCGCCTGTCTCGATATGTTATAATTCACTGTGGACGCTTCAGTGCATCCAGTGAAGGTTGTTGCGGCTACTACCAGTGCCGCAAGTAAAAACCTGATCTTACGCATTATTTTCTCCTTTTGTTTCTGTAAGATATGGGCAAACCACACCATTGCGCAATTCGCACCAATCATAAATCGTTCTGAATGGTGCTTCGTCACGTCGTAAAAGGCATTTGTTGCGTTCCGCCCATCTTTCGTCGGTGATTGCAAATAAGCACTCGCTCGGCTTTGTCGGCATTTTGTCAACTACGATTTTCATTTGCTTCTCCTTTCAAATAATCTGGGCATTGGTGGTCGACTCGCCCAACAGAGGGTCTGGCATCCGCCCCAATCATCCCACGGATTAAAGCGGTCCGCGCAGTAATGTTTCAAACCGTATGCCAGACTTCCGAGTGACGCTCTGCGGATCACCAAAACGCATTCGCCATTTATCGGCTTTCTGCCGTCCTTAACGCTTATCCATTCAGTCACCGATTGCCTCCACCAGCTTTACCCCATAGTTCTGTCCCCTTTTGGTGAACGTAAACTTCCCGTCAATCCGAGCATCATGAAGACCATCGGCTCTTATCGCATCACCAAGATCTGAGACAAACATCTCGTACTTACGTCCGGTGGTCTCGCTCACAAAGTGCGCCTTAACCGACGACCTTCCTCTGGAAAAGCCATCGAATATCATGGTGTCACTGAACTCATAATTCGGCATGAACATCATGTACGAAAGTCCCTTGTCGTGGATGACTACTCCATTTCTTCGACAAACATCCTTCTCGTCATCGGTTATATCATTGTAAACGTAGTCAAGCAAGTTTCCTTTGCCATCAAACGGAACAAACAGTTCCTTTTTCATATAGATCCTCCCTTTATCTCTCGTAGTATGACCAGTATCTCTTCCATACCGTATTCGCCTCGCCGCAGCATGGACAATACACCACACCACGCTTCTGCTTCAAAAGCAAACTGCGCTGTTGTTCGACATCATTTTCGCTGAAGTCAAACTCGCACCCGCAGCGGAAGCATTTTACGTCACTGTTCGATGCGTTCTGCCTTCTCAGTTCCATGTTCCATCTGTCGCCGTACCGATTAATCCTCATTCTGCACCCCCGTACACCCTTGCCAGATCCCTTCCTATCGCTCGCGCCGTTACACCAAACGCCCGGCAGAAATCATCATCAATCCCTTCGACAAATTTCTCGCTGCATCCAGTCTTTCGCAGAAACTCCTGAATCTCGTGCTTACAATACTCAGGCATACCGGAATCATAACATGGCACACGCTCGTTGATATACACATACGGTGGAATCATGGTGGTCGATTCGTGTTCAGTGATGATCTTCTTAATATACGTACCGAACCACTCCTCATCGTCGCTGTACATACGATTTATCCGACCTTCCTTGGGACTAAAATACGCCGATACAACATCTATAGGCGCAAACCCGGAATCGGATCTTCGTTCCCACATCGCCGACGGTGCGTACATCCCGATCACACGTTCTCGCGAACGATAGCTCTTATTAAGTTCATATAGTGCCGCACCCGTTTCTCTTAGCGTCGCGCCCATCTTACACAGTTTCTTGACAAGCATACGTCCACCACCACGTGTCTGGGTAAAGACACATATTACCATAGCAACATCATCACACGAGACAAAACATTCGAGCGGAGGCTTTTGCTCAACCATTTTCATGCTCCTTCATCCACGCGTCAAAGTTCCACTCAATCGGTGCGTCACATCTGTAAATCTGGCAGTTTCCGGACTCTTGATCGCACAGCAGACATCCATCGCACCCCTCCGCGCTCAACTGATGTCTGCCGCACTCGTCTGCAATCAACGTGACCGCGCGTCTCAATACTTCTATTCTATCCATACCTTCTCCTTAATGGGCGACCCCAATGTAATCAAGGACTTTAGCCAATCCAAGCCCCCCATTTGCGGGTCGCATACAATAATCGTACAGCTTCGGATGGGGCTCACGCATTCTCTCGAATCGATTCGGACTCTTCTCTCGCTGAACGCCGAACATACAGAACATGCAGCCGGTTCTGTCCGCGCTTGTCATGCTGAACTCGCCATCATCCTCGACGATCTCGCCGTATATCGGACAGTATGGCACGTTATTGACTTTCAGATATTCAAGCACATCATTCTCGGTCCAGAACGACATCGGCTGAGATATCGGACGAGCCGCGTCGAAAGCGTTGCAGCCGTGTTCAAGCCATGCGGCGTATCTCATCTGACTCTCGTCCGCCATTGTCGCCAATATCGGATGATTTCCACTGATTCGCTCGTACTTATGCGCCGGGCTCTTCTTCATTATCTGACAGCATTTCGCGGACACCTTAAACGGCGCGTCTTTAAGGTATGCCCATTTCTCAAAACGCTGACGGAATTTATTGGCGGCATCATTTTTGCCTTCACCGCACAGCTTTTTGAGTGCCCACTCGCTTCCCTTCTGGGCGTACATCACAGTGTCCGCGACTTCCTTGCTTATGACCGGATAGCCGTATTTCTCGAGCACCTGCTTAAATCCTATCTCAGGTCGCACAATCGTAACACCCGACACAGATTTCACGAATTCCCTGATTGCCGGATACTCAAGCCCGGTGTCCACGAACACCGCCGGAATATCCGGGTACATCGACCTCGCTATATGTAACAGCACCGTGCTGGCCTTGCCGCCCGAAAACGAGACATACACCTTACTCTCAAACGCCAGATACCACTGCTGTATCCTCATCTTCGTCATTCTGACCTTATCTTCAAGCGGAAGCTCCTGAAGCTGGATCAGTTCTTCATGCGTACGCTTCACGTCCTACCTCCCGGCGATCTCTGCCGCGCAAGCCAGATACCCGCAAGCGTCGATATACGAATCGACTTTATAGTGCCCGGTTTTTATCCGGGCGACCTTGAGCAGCGTCATCATCACCGCGACGTCGACCGAGGTGAAACTGTGCCCTGCGTACGTGCTCCAGAGCCGGGCGATAACGTCGAAGTTGTCCTCCGGGCTTCCGTACTGCTTCTCGCGTTCGCCCGTCACAATTGCCTTCGCGGCGTCGAGGACGTCCGCTCGGGTTATCGTCTTGCTGACTTCGGCAGGACGTTCCGGCTCGACCTTTTTCGTGACCTCACGAAAATGATCCTCGGCCATATTGCACACCTCCGCAGAATGGTTTGAGTCCGTTTTATTACCTCCCGAATAGACGTCCCATTCAGCCGGGTGAATGACGCTCGTCAGCCTGCACACTGTGTTTTTCCCGGCAAACGGGCACCCTTCGCAATCGTCATCGTCGCCATAGCTTTTGCAGTTGTCGCGGAGTATTTCCGCAGACCTTATCAGATCTTCATTTTTCATTTTATCTCCACACTCAGCCCTTTCCTGCTGTTCAGTTCCTCCTGCATAATCCGCGACAGCTCGTCCTCTTCCGGGCTCTCTGCGCGGTAGCCCTTCGGAATCCGCGCAGCGTAATCGCACATAACATCCTCGATTCCTTTCAGCACCCACATCAGCCGCTTGTTGCCGAACCGGAAAATATCGTTGAGCGCGATGCAGGCCGCGAGCAGAATCCGCCGGGTGTAGATTTTCTGCCGCTTGGCGAATTCCTCGTCGACATAAGCCTTCACCATGTCCTTCGCCCCGATCGGCATCGTCCGGTCGGCGGCGTATTTAAGATTGGTTTTCATGACCCATCTCCTCCAGATATCTCCTATAAGCTTCGCGCCATGCAAGCGCATTCTCGATGCTACCTGAACCATGCGCCGCCTCGCCTTCAATCACCGCTTCTTCGTACCTTCCGTTCCAGTACTGCATCTGCCACCTCGCGTCGGCTTCACTCGGCTGCTGTTCCCGCACGATCGCCGTACAGGACTTCAAATACCGATTCTTCATAGCTCGCCGTGCCTCCGCATCCACGTGACGGCATATCGCACCTCAGCCGACGTGAGGTCAAGCTGTCTTGCGATTTCCGGGCAGGGAACTCCCTCTTCGCGCAGTTCGCGTATCTTCAGCCGGATGCCGCTTTCGAGATAATCCCGGCGTATGACGCCCATCAGCTTCAGGCGATTCGAGATGACATCTGGATCACATTCGAAGTACTCGCCGATCTCGCGGATGCTCATCCCGCGATAGCGCATGTCGCGCATCTTGTCAAGCTCGTACTGGTCGAATTCGCGCGTCATCGCTACTTTTTTTGCATAAGACGCACGGCTAAGTCGCTGGTAAACCGCCGCGCAGCTCAGTCCCATCTTCTCACCAATCTGGTGATATGTAAGCCCCTTCGTGCGGAGCTCCTTCGCATGCTCGTACTCCTCGATAGTCCACGTCTCGTAATGCCTATTCAAGGATGACGCACCCCCTCACGATTTCGATATCCCTGTCGTCTTCGAGGAGAGCTTTCCTGAGCTGAATTCTCAGCCATGCGTTCTCACGTTCGAGTTCGAGGATTCGAGCCTGCTGAGCCTTGTGGAGCGCGTCAGAGGCGCGCTTCGTGGCGAGTGTGATCTGCACAACCTCGCCCTCCTGCTTTGGTCTTGTCATTGTGCCCATTTTGTTCTCCTTCTTAATTAAACACAATCTTGCGTACAACTTGCGTACAACTTAGTTTCAACTTAGTTTTAACTTAGTTTGAAACAAGCTGTTAACCAATGCCGTCAAGCACAACCAATGCCATCTCTCTCAGCGTCGTGCCGTTCACGGCGATCTCCTTGTACCCGCCCTCGAAGATGATATAAACGCGCTCCTCACTGGCGCAGATGCCATATGTCACCGCGATGATCTCCGGGTCAACCGCGATACAGAGCGGCTGAAGGCGGTGGTGGACGAAGTGAGAGCGGGCGGTTCTTTCTTCAGGCTTCAGCATTCTATACCTTCCTCTCTGAGCTTGTTATTCAGATCTTTTTCGCAGACCTTAATGAACATATCCTGAAGGTTTTCGACTGTGATGTCGGGGACAATGCCGCCCTTGTCTTCGAGCGATAACTGTGAGAACGGCTTGTTCGTGAATACCGAGAAATACGGTTTCACACCATCTACAGCCGAAGCGGACATCTCAAACGTCAAAGGTTCAAAGTCTTCAGACATGACTCGATTGGCGAACGCCTGAACCATCCCCGAAACGCTGTCCGGGAGGGTCATTCTGATTTTTCCGAGCGTCTTATCGATCTCATTTTTGACGAGAGTCTTGTTGTCAGCCTTCTTTTCCTCCGGCTTTCTGCGCGGCTTCGTAGTCGCGTGCATGATAATAATTTTCATGGTGTTCTCCTTTTAATCTTTTTCCTTAACGACTGCCGTGCCGTCCTCGATGATGATCGAGCATTCATCCCCGGTCGAGACGCGCGTCGCGATTGCCTGCAAGCCCTCGGACTCAAGCCACTCGCCGAACTCGCGGAGCGTGTCAATATCCATCTGTTCGAGCTTGTCAAGCAGCACGAACCCGCACTTCGGATTCAGACGCCGGACAATCGCCGTAGCGGTCTTAAGCTGGTCTGAGCCTGACATGCAGTCCCATTTCACGCCGTTGTAGGTCAGCTCGCCGTCGACCACGGACAAGCCGGGGAGCGGAAGATCGGCGTTGTCTAAGAGCTTCATACGAGCCGCACGTAAATCCTCGATCTCAGCCGTCAGCGCGTCGTAGTCCTTCCTGTACTGCTCGGCTTCAATTTCAGCGCGTTCACGCTCACCGTTCGCGCGAACCTTCGTGTTGATCTGCTCGATGTTCAGAAGGCTTTCGCGGATTTCGTCTGTGCTCTCGTCGACAAGCTCCTCCACCGTCTTCGTCGAGATCGCGATCTTCGCGGTCAGCTCGTCGAACTCAGCCTGCGTCGCTCTGAGCTTTTCGAGCAGTTCGTCGTGACGCTTGACCATGCTCGCGTACTCGTTCCGGAGGCGCTGATTCTCGCCGTTTCTCGCGAGGATGTCCTGCTGTCTGAGGATGAGTTCGGACGCTGAAATCGGCTCTTTCGGAACGTCCGGGTAAAGCGGCAGCTCCTCGGCGTACTTCTGCTTCTGAAGCGCGATTCTGCCGACCTCGCGCCTCCGGTTGAAGGTCGTCGACTCGTCGTAATCGAGCTTCTTTAACTGCTCTTCAACTCCGATGATCCGCAGAAGGACGTTCGCTTTTTCCTTCGAGGTCTGCTCCATGAAGCGGGGGAGGTCGAGCGCGAAGGTCTCGACGAACTCGTTTAAGAGCTGCTGACCGCCCTTCCGCCCCGCAGGGTCGATGACCTTGAGGGAGCTGTTCTCGCCCTTGCGTTCGACGACGAGACCGTTATCCATCTCAACGTGCAGATAGGGCGGTACGACCGAACCGTCGCGTCTTGCCGAAGTCGGCTTGAACTTGTCCCCGCCCAAAGCCCACGCGATCGAATCGAGAACCGAGGTCTTGCCCTGATTGTTCCTGCCGCCGATGACTGTCAAACCGTTCTGCGTCGGCTCGATGCTGACCGCCTTGACGCGCTTCACGTTTTCGATTTCAAGTTTGCTGATTTTCATGGTTATCTTCTCCTCTAATCCTTTTCCCCGAGCAGACTCGGGACTGAAACATTGAGCACGTTCGCGATGAACTGAATTTCGCGAAGCGTAAAGCTCCCGGGGTTCTGACGCCGCTTGTTCAGCGTCGAGTAGGGAATGCCGAGCGACCTTGCGGCGGTTCGTGAATCCGCTCCAGACCTGATCTTTCCGATCATGTAGAGGTCTATCGCGTCGACGAGCGACTGCCTTTGCTTGTCCTCTTTACTTTTCGCAAGTCTCGGCATTGCACATCCCCCTTTCGTATCTGCGGCATATGCTCACACACGCCGCGCGGACTTCCTCGGCGAGTTCACTGTTGCGCTCGCCGGAGATTATCCGGCTGAGGAAGGATTCAGAAATTGAGAAGCCCTCCTCGCAAAGTCTTTCCAGAAGCCAGCGGTTCTGGAGACAGTGCCGTTCAAGAAATGCTGATATGTCCATAGCTGTTTATCATCACCGCCCTCTCAATACCGCGCGGAGTGCGCACAGTACGTGTATTCTTTCCCTCCGAATCGCGTATGAGCCAGCCCTCCTCCGCGAGTGCGTTCAGAGCGTCGCGCGGACTTACTCCGAGACTCTTGAAGCGGGCGTAGGTTTTCTTTCGGTTTATCGCCACGCGTCCGTCGGATTCGTCGCGCCAGATCGGAGTCTTCGCGAGCTCGTTTACCGACTCGAACAGCTCTTTGAGCTGCGCTTGCACCTTATCGTCCTTCGACTGCCGTTTCCTGCGCTCCTTTTCAAGCGCGTTCTCGCACTTTGTGATGCGCTCGTCGAATTGCTTCGCCGTCGATACCACGTCGCTGCGGAACGCCTTGATCTCAGCGAGGAGTTCTCTCATTTCCTCGTTTGTGCTGTTCATGTGTCCTCCTTGTGAAATTTCTGAAATTTGGCAAGAATCCTTGACAAACAAGATAAACAGTGGTATAATAGAATCGTCACAAGCCATTATACAACTGAATAACCTTGTGTCCGTCTGTCCGCCGGGCTGGCTTCATTCCTTTTTTAGAGTGTCTGAACGCCAAGAGCGTCTGAACACCGAACCTTAAAAAGGGGAGGTGGTTTCATGACTAAGTTCGAGAAGACTTATTTAACGATATGCATTCTCCAACTCATTATTGACCTCATCGCATTAGGCTTGTCATTTTAACAGCAGCCAGCCTTAGGACTCCGAACACTGCGTCAAGGTTGTCAAGGAATCTTGACAGTTATATTATACTCTAATTTTTGTTAGATGTCAAGTAGAAAATCTAAAAAAAATTAGATTCAGCGTCACGCACAAATCGAGGTGAAGAATTTTGTTGAATGTGTCTAAATTCAAAGAACGCGTTAAACTACTGTGCAAGAAAACTGGAATATCGCAGAAGCATCTCACAGATATGATTGGTCGCAAAAACACATATTTGAACGATGTATGGAATGGCAAATGCACCTTGAAAAATGAAGACCTCTCCGAGTTCGCGAAAATTCTCGGCACATCATGCGAATACCTCTCCGGCGAGACAGACAACCCGAAACGCCAAGATTCCGAAAATGAAGCAAACGCGGAGGACGAGGAACTTCTTGCACTTTTCAAAAAACTCACCTCGGATAAAAAAGAAACATTAAAAAAGCTCATCGAGCAGATGAGCGAGAAGGAGTGATGACATGAGAAAATGCAGGCGATGCGGGCGCGAGCTGAGCGACGAGGACATCACCTGTCCATACTGCACGGCAGTCGAGAAGAACAACGCCGCAGTAAACGGCGCTATGCTCGACGGCATCGCATTGAAAGACGGCGACGAGGCTGACAGGAAGTATCAGGAGCAACGCAATGGCTGCGCGATATGCGGGCGCAAGCTCAAGAGCGATTGGAAAAAGGAGCATGGAATATGCGTCCCGTGCAATCTCGTCAACGAGGGAGAGGACGGCAATCGTGAAAAGAAAAGAGGGAACAATAACGTGGCAAAAAATAATGGCGGCGGTTTCCTTTCGGTGATCGGCGGAGCGGTTCTTCTGATTTTTGCGTTCAAAATGATCGCGGGCGACTCGTCGGGCGGAATAACAAGCAATGCCACGAGCGGTCAGGACACGGTTAGGGCTCAGGTCACGACCGCTGAGTCGGCAATACCGCTCGAAGATCAGCTCGAAGCAATTGGAATCAGCTCAGAGAATCTCAGCTCCGACGCGGACATTCTCCGCATGTGCGGGATAAAGAGTATCGCGAAGGCGGAGAAGAAATCCGACTCCTACAATCGCGTGACCTATGTGATCGGCGAACCGGAAGACAGAGTGATTACGCTGATGGTTCGCGACGGCAGACTGTTCTACGCCGGGGTGAACGGAAAAGACGTTTGCACGCAGTCCGGCGTTGTCGCGAAGGCTGACGATTACCTCGAAGAGCATGAAATCGACGACGCCACGGAGGAGAAAATCAAATCCGCTATGACCGACGCGATAAAATCTTCCGTAAAATATCCCGATACCGTTTCGGTGTATAAGCGCGAATGGAAAATCGATAGGCGTGGGAATACATATACGGTCTATGCCTACGCGGCGTATTCCGACGCGCTCAGCAACGAGCAGAAGGAGCATTTTTACGCCACTCTCGAAGACCGCGGCGGCAATGTTGAAGTCCTCAAGATGGACACATGGAACAGTCTGAAGAACGAGGCTCAGACACTTCTCGGCACTGAATATGGAAACAACATAATTTCGAGAGCACAGAACTACGCATATTCGAATGAAGCCGGATGCAAGTACTTGCGCCGCATGATAGATTTTTCGAAGATTCTTGTCGACAAAGGAATAAAGCCGATTATCGCTAACGTCACGGCTTCAAGTCTAACACTGATGTGCGATTCGATAGCGTCCGACATCGGATTCGACGACAGCGAAATTTATAGAAGACTGTATAACGCATATGTTTATGATGATCTCGAAGGGCTGTCCGTTCTCGGCGTAGACTTACCGGAATAAAAAGAGCCGCGATTGCGGCTCAGTGATGTTCGCTCGACTCAGCAAGCCTTCGCGCCACCGCGAGGACTTTCCGTCTCTGCTCCGGAGTGAGTCTGTGAAACTGTTCAAGGAGACGTTTTTCCTCTTGCGTTGTGCAGTCACATGACTGCGTGGTCTTTTCGGAATTTTGCATTGTTGGTTGCCCTCGCTTTCGATTATTATTCGAATATATTATACACCTCTATGAGCGAAAATGCAAGGGCAATTTCGGGTTCATTAGAAGTTCAAATTTTACGATCGGAGATGACTTTACTTGAGCAAGCCTGTTAACCCTTCACGAATGCGTGCAAAAATGAACGACAAAGGATTAACCAATGCCGAACTGGCGGAGCTTTCAGGCACATCTGAAAGCACCGTGAAGCGTGCGCTGAATGGATCTAACATAAGTCATTATACGCTGTCGCAGATTGCCGACTCTCTGGGCGTGAGGGAGGAGTGGCTTTCAGGAGATGAACCAGAAATTGAGCCCGTTGAACCCGCTCCTGGTACAACAGCGGATTGTGATGACCCTATCGAACCCGCAGAGCCCGAAGATGCGGTCAAAGCAGAAAGCAGCGAAGCCCGGCAAAGCGGTATAGAAGAAGCGATTGAAGCCGTTGGGAGAGTCTACATAGAGCGAATTGAAGACTTGCGCCAGCGCGTTGAAGACCAGAAGACGCTGTATTACAAATCGCGGAGAGAATGTCATGCGCTGTGGGCGTTCGTCGTGGCAATCGTCAGTTTTATATGCATTATGCTTGCGGTGGATGTCTTTAATCCGCATATCGGATGGGTGAGAAATTAACGATGGTAAAAATTGACAGGCTGCCCAGCGGCAGCTACCGCGCGAGAATAAACATCGGCGGAGGGAAATATAAAACCTTCACCGGAGCGGACAAGAAGGACGTTCAGCTCCGCGCGGCGGAGTTTGAAGCCGGAATCCTTAAGCAGAATCCGAACGATTCGATGACCTTTGCGGAGGCGGTTGACAAGTATATCGAAATAAAAAATCAGGTTCTCTCTCCGGCGACCATAAGAGGATATGACACCATCCGGAAGAACAGCATCGAAAGCCTCGCCAATATCAAAATCAAGGACATTACCGCCGAGAAAATCCAATCCGCGATAAACGAAGTGTCTGCGAGCGGATTGAAACCAAAAACCTGCAAAAACATCCATTGCCTGATCTCCGCGGTAATGAAAATGTATAAACCCGAACTTCACCTCGACACGACGCTTCCGCAGATGACAAAATCAGAGGTAATAATACCGCAAGAAGACGAAATAAGAGAATTGCTCATTTATTTTCAGGGGACGAACATGGAAGTCCCCTTTATGCTTGGCGCATTCTGCGGAATGCGTGAGTCCGAAATAACGGGTCTGACATGGGGTGACATTGATTTCGAGAAAAATCGCATAAGAATAAAGCGAGCTCTGGTGAGAGGAAGCGAAAAATATGTCATGAAAGGAACGAAGTCCTTCGCGAGTGAACGCAATATCCGTCTGTTTCCGTTTGTGAAGGAAGCTATTCTCAAGCATCCCGGCGACGATTCCACCGCGCGTGTTTCAAAATTGCTGAATAATACAATATATAAAAAATTCGTAAGCGCATTGGAAGAGCTTGGTTTACCTCACTACCGTTTTCACGATCTGCGCCATTACTGCGTATCGGCGATGCTCTCACAGAATGTGCCTAAAAATTATATTGTCGATTACGTCGGTCACGCAAGCGAAAACATGGTCAACCGAGTTTATGGTCACATTATGCGGAATAAAAAAGATGATGTCGAGGAGATCATGGAGGAGTATTTCGAGAAATCTGTCATGAAATCTGTCACGAAAAACAAAAAAGCCCGTTAAACCGGGCTTTTTAGATTTTGTCGGCGGG